GCGTCATAAAAATTAGGAATCCCTCTGCTTTGTATTACATATAAAGCATACTTCCTATAATCACTGTTTATCTGTTCTGAAATTGTTATCCTCTTATCCACTTAAAATATTTTCCCTATTAATAATTATACTTATATAGGGAAGAAAGTTTCTAAAAGGTATAAAACAGTAAGGATTATAGAAAAATTAATCCTCAGAGAATCCTACCCTTCTTACGTCTTTTCCTCTGGTATTCGGAGCTTCTTTATCATTTTGAGCTACCGGCTGACTAGGTTGTTGTGCGTTATAAGGTAAACCGATTATAGCAGACTTTAAAACTTCATCAGGGATATCATCTAATTGTATTAGACCATACAAGAATTTTGTAGCATTCATTGATTCCTTCTCTGCTTTAGATATGAATTCTTTCCATTCTTCATTATCAGAAAATACCTGACATCCAGCTGACCAAGGTCCTACACAAACCCCAACTCCTTTAGTAGATGATCTGTGTATCTGCATTCCACAATTTTCAGTGTATGTCTCTGCTGGTTTATATGTTTCAAATTTAGTAACTCCTATAGGGTATCTTCCTACAGGAATTTTTTCTCCCTCAACCATCATTTTATATTTTGTTCCTGAGCCTAAAGTGCTCTCCTGTAAAATATAAAGGGTGTCACCAGGAAGCTTAATACCAACTCCCTTTGGATTCATTGGATTTTTACCATAGTAAGCTAAACTAGGTACGGTTGTTATTTGATATGGCGTTATTTTGTCACCTAGATCTGATGGAGCTGTTGGTCCTACTGGTCCTTGTGCTACCGATTTACCAGCTTTATCCTCGCCATCCATATCATATTTTTTCTTCTTAGGATCTTTGTCAACCAATCCAAGTTTTTGACCAACCCATTTTGCCCCTTTCTTAGTATAATCCCAAGCTTTACCAAGTGCTTTTCCTATACCTAAGAAATCCTCGTACAATTGATGGAATTCCGATTCTGATATTTCGCCAGATTCTAAAAGATCGCGATTTTCAATAAGGAATTGTCTCTCCTTATTCATATTAGCAAAGTCTTCAAAAGACCATAAACCAGATTCGGAAACAGTTTCTAATTCTAATATTCTCTGATCAACAAGTTCAATGATGTTAAAAGATTCATTTTTCTTCTGCTTCATGAAATCAGCAGCTTCTCCAGTAGCTCCAGTACCTCCAGAATTTTCGGTACCATCTTTTGCATTACCTGGTATGAAATATAATGCGTCACAGAATCTGTCCTGATTGGAAGTCTCTTTCTTTAGTGATATCCTATTTCTTATACCTATTATTACTGATCTCTTCTCATTTAATTCTGATATAACTCTAGTGTAATTTCCTACTTTTTTTTCCTGTAAATAGTTAAGAAGTAATTTGATTGTCATTACTGAAAGAGGTGTTTTCTCTAACTTATAAGGTTCTGACATTCCACATCCTTTATAAGGTAGAGATTCTTTTACTTCTTTTGTTTGATCTATTATACTATCTACTCCACCAGTAGAACCCATTTCCCCAAATAAAGATTGAACTAAAGATCTAGCAATTCTTGATTTAGCTTCTCTATCGGTTTCAGGTCTTTTTAATGTTTCTGCAGATGTAGAGTCAGTAGACCCGGTTGCACCTGCGGTCTCTTCCTCATTTAAAAACTGTTTAAAGGATAATACTTTTCTTTCCATAATGTATATATCGAAAGTTATCCTTTAGATTTATTTATAAGAATTGACATAATTAATGCTAGGAAAGATACTAAACCTGACCCTATAAAAGACCATAGAAGAAAATCAACACCAACCCTATATCCATAAACTGTTGTTGATACAGCATTTATATGTAAATCATTAAAAAAGAAGTATAGTATCATAGATGTCCAGAAGGAAGTACATTGATAGCAATTAAGCATATCACCAAAAAATGGTGAATTTATAAGAAGCCAGTTTCTAGTTGGTTCTATTATTTTAGAAGCAACTAATATGTGTGTTAATCCCCAAACAGAAAGAATGTAAAAAAAGAAAGTTTCCATATTAAAAGTTATTTAAACATATCATAATCTCTTAATTCCTCCATGAATCTTTTCTCGTCACTATTTAGATCCGAAGGAATCTTTATATTTATTTCGACTAAGAAATCCCCTCTATTTCCGTATCCAATATTAGGTATTCCCTTTTGAGAAAATTTAAGAACTGTACCTGGTATTGTACCAGGAGACACCACAGCTTTTACTTTTTCGCCGTCAGGCATTTCAACATCTATATTAATACCAAGAACAGCATCTATAAAAGTTATCTGCTTAGAAGCTATAAGATCCGTTCCTCTTCTTACGAAATTTTCGTCCTCTATCTCGTTTATTCTGACGTAAAGATCTCCAGGAAGTCCGTTCCCCTTTCCGTCGTTCCCTTTATTCGACACAACAAACTGCATACCATCAGATGCACCACCCGGAACATTTATTTCTATTACATCTTCTTCATTTATTAATCCCTTACCCAGACAGCTCATACAATACTCAAGTATAGCTTTTCCACTACCGTTACAAGACATACATGTTGTAACTGAATTAATACTTACAAATCCGTTAATTCTATTGCTTGTTACGTATCCAGAGCCACTACAATTACCACAAGATTGGAATGATCTTCCTCCTTCTGCACCTGTTGCATCACAAGACTTACATTTTTTGTCCCTCCTTAGCTTAATCTTCTTTTCTACACCATTTAGTACATCCTTCAGAGTAACTTTTAGGGTTATACTTATATGTCCACCCTTCTGATCTTGTTTAACTTCCGGATTATAATGTGAAGCGAAAGGATCCTTAAAATTCCAGTTATTATCAAAATTACTGAACCCTCCGAAGAAATGATCCTGATGATTTCTTTTCCTGTCATAAGCCTGTCTCTTTGAGACATCACCTATGTTTTCGTAAGCTTCGGTTATTTTTTTGAATTCTTCCTCCGCTCCTGAATCTTTATTTTTATCAGGATGGAATTTTTTAGCCATTATCCTATAAGCTTTCTTTATAGTGTCCTGGTCGGCATTTTCTTGAACACCTAAAATTTTGTAATAATCAATCAATTTTTACTATTTTTAAAACTAAAAATGCTGAAAATTAATTTAGATGTCTCCAAAAGAAACAATAAAAAGAAAGAAAGATACCCTAATCCCATCAGGAAACCCATACGAAATATCCTTCCGATCAATGTCATTAATCTGGATATTTTTCATTGAGCTTTTTCATAAATAAAACAATAATCTTAGAATCCAATAGGTCCTCAATAGAATACCCGGATTCTTTTAGCTCTTCTTCCAGATCTATCTGAGGATAGTTTTCTTTTATCCCTTCAATAATCGACATGAGATAAATCTCATTTTCTGGACTCCATTTAGATTTAGAAAAATCTATTTTATCTATTCCTTCCATTCCTCTAAATATTTCAGCAAGGCAAGATCTTTCATCTTGGCCTCTAATTATATAGATCAATATAATTAAAAGTTTCCTCCTCTACCAGACATATTTTTACTGTCTTAATATTATTAGATGCCTCAATTATTTTTTTTAGTTGATCAGGATTTGATTTTCTATTATTACTGTAACTAGATATAAAAATCCTTAAGATATTTAAACAATGCTAAGTCCTTCATTTTTACCTCCAATTCGAGATCAAAAACTTTACCGTAAGTTTCAATTTTAGACCAAATCCAATCAGAATGTGCTACTTCTTTAGCACTAGAGTCTTCATAAAGTTTTCTAGAATCTGAGAAATGAGTTAGAGCTATTGTGTCTTCTGGCCAAGTAGATATACAAAGATCTAAAGCTTCATTCTCAGATATCCCGTCAGGATTGCATTTATGATGTAAAAAATCATAAGTTATAGGAATCCCTGACTCTTTATATATCATATTATATAAATCAGTGGGCGTAAACTGGCTTTTCTTATCGTCGTTTTCGACAACCAATCTCTTTTTTACCCCCTCAGGAAGGTCATTAAATGTTTTTAAGAATCTTTTAGCGGAATCTTCTTTTGTTGGTTTAGTTGTGTTTATATGGATGTTTATAGGATATTTATGAGTTCGGTCTAATCCCATCATGTCCATTATCTCGGAATGTTGTCTTAGTTCTTTTATAGACTTTTCAACAACAGAAGGATTTTCTGAAGCAATAACACAATATGGTGAAGGATGAAAACTTAATCTCTGATCCATCTGTCTAGATATTGTTCCCGCAATAAAAAGATTTTCCTTTATTTTCTTGTAATCGGGAAGATCTGATATCTCATATTCGGACATCCAAGGAAACATATCAGAGCTCATTCTGTACATGCGTATTCCTTTAGTGGAATTAAACTTTATTATTTTTATCAGATCCTCAGTGTTTCTTAAAGCAAGTTCAGAAACGTATTGAAGACCTTTTTCTAGGAATGTTCTCTTTACCATTCCTCTATTTGTTGTAACTTTATCTTTCTCTAGTGATAGACAAAGACAACAATATCCTATTCTAGGGTTGTATTTCATACCATAAAGGTAGATTAAAAATTCTTAAGTGACTGGATGATTTTGAATCTTTCCCTAGCATTTAGATCATCGATGTTTTCTTTTCCTGTTTCTCTTCTAAGAAGTTTTTTGAATTTAGTAGGATCTGCAGAAACTCCAGATTGGTCTGCAAATTGTCTAACATCTCTTCTTGAAGGAATCAAATCAATGACCCATGCTTTTATTGGGATATTATATTGTAAAGCTAAATTAGCTATTCTGTTACCAGAAAATAAATAGTAGCTAGCTTCTTCGGATGTTCTAGTTTCTCCGAAATTTATGAATTTAATTATGATTGGAGCAGGTAAACTTAAAGATCCGCTTTTCTTTAGCTCCTCAGTTATTTTTATAAGTACATCACCGTATGCTCTTCCATAAGCTCCGTTTACTATGTTATCGTATTCATAAACCATAAAGTTCTGTATACTGTTAACATCAAAACTACCTTCAGAAACTACAGGAACATTCTCAATGTGACCTTTATTGAATGGCTCAGAAATATATTTATAAAACTTAGTAGATCTTGCAGCAGTTTTACCGATATCCTTATTTCCTATAGTTATGTTATGCTGATAGAACTCTAATTTTGCCTTATCATCATAGTGTTCGATCTCCTTAGCAAGATCAGGCTTAACCCAATTTATTTTTAGGTTCTTCTTAGAACTAACAGAGGGTGAGCTTTCAGGACTATCAGATCCTATATTTTCCTGCTCAGTAACGAAATCTTTTAACCTTAAAATCATCTTTGTATATATCTACTTATTATTAGATAACTCTACTTAACATCAGAAAGCCATCTTTTTCTTAATTCTGACGAATCGCCAAATGCCATTTCTAATTTTTCTTTACTGTCTTCGCTTTCTTCTATGGATACTAGTGATTTATTAGTCATTACCCATTCCCAATCTTCTAGGGATAGAGAACCTAATCCTTTTAAATACCTGGTGTTTCCACTAGGTTTAGCTTTCTTAAAATCATCTAGATCCCAATAGTATTTTCTTTTCTTAGAATCACCTACCGAAACAAGAGGGATCTTTAAAAAGCTAAGTCTCTTAGATCTTATAACCATAGGAAACCATCTATAAAAAAGGTTTATAAGAAGCGAAGTAATGTGTGATCCATCAGGGTCAGGATCTGTAGCTATAACTATCTTCTTATATCCCACTGATTCGATATTTCTAGCGGTAGGATCTAATCCAAGTATTTGCATTAGTTCCAGAATTTCCTTGTTGTCTGAAAGATCTCCTATATTTTTACAATTCTTTATTTTACCTTTTAAAGCATATACCCCATCTTCCTTTGGATTTCTTTTTTGTAGTATTGATCCCATCGCAGATAATCCTTCAACTATAAAAAGATTCTCCGCTAGTGCTTTTTGTGCTGGGAAATATTTATGAGAATGTTTTAGATTAACCTTTCTTTTTTCAGCTCTTAGCTTTTTTACGTATCCTTCATTCTTACGCTCATCGACTTTTTTTAATATCCTTTCGAAAAGTTCAGTTTTGAAAAAATTCTGAAGCTTGGAACCAAACTTATTCATAAGAAGGTTTTCTATTTCCTCCCTCGTGGTTACAAATCTAGTTTTATTCTGATCGCCAAATTTAACGTACTTGGGAGGAAGATTCAGAACTATCATAGAATCATAAAAATGATGTCCTAAAGTATCGTCTAGCTTGCTGTTAACGAAATCATTTATTATTTTCTGGTGTATACCTGTACACATAGCAGAATTAACAAAACTGATAGGTCCAGATCCTTCATACTTTTCCCATATTGTTATTTGTCCTATCTCCGTATTTATTTTGAATGATTCCTCAGGAAGAAAGCTTGAATTAAGATCTATCTTTTCACCATCCCACGTCAATTCTATATTCAATTTACTAAGGACAGGGTCTCTTTTTATTAAATCATATTTAAGTATTAATGTAGTTGAAAGAACTTCCTTATCCCATTTATCATAACCAAATACATCGGATAAAGGTTTAAATGTAACAGTAGTTCCGGTTTTACCCTTATCGGTGTTTTTAGAAACCTTAGGAGATGATCCCTCGTAATTCCTCCACTCCTGAAAATAATAGCTTTTCTCGTTTATTGTTTCTATAGAGAAATACTTAGATAAAACATTAACTAAACTAACACCCATACCATTAGTTCCAACTAACGATTCCTCTACATCGTCGTTTTCAAAATTAGATCCTGCTCTTAATTGAGATACTGCAGTTTCTATATTTGTTTTACCACTTACCTTATTGATATCAGTTCCTCTATAAAATCCATTTCCTGTATCTCTTATAGATACATTATTGTCTTTGGAACTAACTTCTATATAAATGCTCTTCATCTTCCCGTTCATCCTTTTAGCTTCGTCTAAGGAATTAGAAAAGACTTCGTCGAATAATTTATACATTCCCACCGATATCTTCTTAGATTCAATAAAAAGCTTGTTATTTCTTATTATAGGAACCTTTTCGTCAGTTGGCTTTACACTACCTACATAAACAGTAGGTCTCAATAAAATGTGTTCTCTTTCAGAGAGAACTTTAATCTCCTTCTTTGATGACATACAATAATTATAAAGGGATGTGAGGGAAAAGTTTCTTACATGAGCCTGTATATAAGCCCCTCATTGATATTATTCTTCTTACATGTACCTCCCATAACTTCAACTACAGTATCAGAATCTTCGTGTTCAAACTGCTCACATTCATTAAGCTCACATGGGTTACAATTGTGATATATTTTTTGGATCTTACCCTCTTTTATAAAGATGATATCTAAAGGTATTAAACATCCCTTCATATGAAAAGATCTATTCCCATTTGTACCAAACTTAAAGAGCATCCCCTCATTTTCGAGGAGATGCTCTCTTTCTGAAAGTCCTTTTGGGAAATCTTTACATTCTTCTAATATGAAAGTATGGTCTCCGATTTTTGCTATATAAAAATCATCAAAATCCATATATGAGTAAAGATTAAATTATTTAACGTAAGCTTCGTCGATCATGTCAGGGGTTAACTCAACAGTAACATTTTTTCTTTTTAAAGAATAAGGAACTGCTATTATAACTCCTCTAGTTTGATCTACATCCTTAACAATAAATTCCGAATCTACAAATATATTTCTAGAGGGTTCATCAGCTGTTCTGCTTCTATCTCCCATATAAACATCAGTTTCTGGATCATACATATCATCCTGATCTTTGCTAGGATCGTATCCCATCTCTGAGTAGAGATCTTTTAAATACTGAGGAGCATTTTTACCTTGAGTTGGTATTTCAGCAACAACAGTAATTTCCGAAAGAGTACCGTTAGCAATCTGAGTAAGAAAATCTTGTAGCTCTCCAATAAATTTATTTCTCTTTATTGTTCTTTCTGGTTGGAAGCTTGTTCCTCTGTAAAGAGGAATTCCAACATTATAAACGGATTCATTTAAGAATTCTTGAAATCTTAGGATTATCATTATATAACTTTTTTTATGTTATATATATCTCTGTATCTTAAGATTCCTGCAATTCTTCTTTGGGTTGTTCCAATTCTTCTTTAGGTTGTTCTTCCTCTTTATTTTTGTTTATAGCTTTTTCGTAGAAATTAAGGTTTTTAAGGATTCTTTCCTGTTCTCCTTTAGAGATTTTTTCAAATAAAGGCGAATTTATTATAATAGTTGTTGTCTTATGAGCTTCCTCTGCATTTCCATTATAATAAGCCAAAACAGAATATTCATCCGGCATTCTCCATTTCCAAATATCATCCTCAACGAAAAGAATATCTGAACAAGGACCAGTTTTCATACCTATCGCAGAAAAAGCAAAAGCTAAAGCATATCTCTTTTTACTTCCTAAGAATTTAATAAGATGGTACAAAGACTCTAATCTATTTGGTCTATATTCCCAAGCTTTTAAGTAGCTATCAATTACATCCTCATCAGGTTTTTGCATAGTCTGTTTTTGTCTAGCAATCCAATATTTAGAAATATAAACCTCTTCTGCCCATCCTCCAAGATCTACTCTTCTCTGATAAGCTTCTATAGATCTTTCGTGCATTCCTGCATCTCTATAACTTTGAGCCATATAGAAAACATATCTTCTCTCTAGATCTATAGGAAGTTCTTCCTTTGGTGTAGTTAAAATAGCCTTCTCAAATATTAAAGCATCGTTGTAATATTTGTCCTTACCTTTAATATCTCTGTTATGTCCAGAAACAGAAGCGTGCATCTCAACTCCTTCTAAAAAGTCCTCTTCTAAAGATACTCCTTCAGGACCTGAAAGATACTCATGTAAAACACCTACGTATTTCCAATCTTGATCTCCCTTAATTAGCTGTGATCTATAATAAGCTAAAGAACCTAATCTTATTTTTATTTTATAAAAATCTTTATATACGTTTAAAAAAGGATTAGACTCAGGATTTTCAATAAAAAGAACGTCATCAGCATCAATTATTAATCTATAATCAGCCTTATCTTTAGCATATTGTAAGCTTTCCGTTCTGTTATGTCCAAAATCAACCCAAGGTCTTTCGTGTAATTCTCCTGGAATATTATACTCGGCCATTATTTCTTTAATAAGATCTTGAGTTCCATCTGTAGATCCTGTATCTACAATTACCCAATAACTAATATAGTCTTTGACTGAATCTATACATCTTCTAATTACTTGAGATTCATTTTTAACTATCATTGTTAAACAGATAGTTGGTTGATTTTTTTCCGATAATTCGGTAGTGTTTTCTTTTTTAGCTTTAGCCATTTTATTATTTTTTAATGTTTATAGATTAGTTTCGCAATTAAATTTCATTTAATTTTTTAAATATTAAAGAAGAAATCTCCTCTAAATCTCTATTTGCTGATATCTCTAAAAAGTTACTTCCATTTCTCATAGACTCTATCATAGGCAAAGTCTGTTCATTATATTCTTCCATTCTTTTGTTAAAAGCTTTCTCGCTCTTATCATCTGATCTACCAGAAGATTTACCTCTATTAATTATTCTTTTCTTTAATAAAGATTCTGGAGCATTTAAAAAGAATACATAAACTAGTTTTAATTTATTTACTCTACAGATCTCTTCGAAAATATCTCTCTGAGCAAGATTTCTAGGATAACCATCAAATATAAATCCCTTAGGATCATGTAGTTTAGAATAATCCTTTAGATATGATATAAGTTCCTTACCTACTAAATCATCAGGAAGTAATCCTCCCGTCTTCATCATCTTCTTTATCTCACTGTCGTCTGAAGCTCTTAAAATATCTCCAGTAGATATATGTTTCCATCTCATACCTTTAGATATTATTTTAGACTGAGTTCCTTTTCCACATCCAGGAGGTCCAGTTAAAATTATACAAGGTATTTCCTCTAAATTTTCTTTACCGTCAATATCTCCAAATTCTTTTACGAATTCTTTGAAATTATTTATTTTCTTAGGGTTATTCTTTGGTTTTTCCATAACAATATTTATGATCCACAAGCTTCACAATCTTCGGGATTATCAATACTACAAACTAAGTCGCTGTAATTATCTTCATCAGATTTAGGAATATCTTGATTTTTATTAAGATCTATACCTAGACCTTTAATAGCTGTTGTAGCTGCTTTAGTTCTAATATAATAACTTCCTGTCTTTAATCCTTTATCCCATCCATAAAAATGAGCGGAAGAAAGTTTTGCAAAGTTAGCATCTTGAACGAATAAATTCATACTCTGGCTCTGACATATAAAAGGTGCTCTAGCAGCAGCATGATCTATAATAATTTTCTGACTCATCTCCCAAGCAGTTTTATAAATAACTTTAATCCCATCAGGAATTTCTGGGATGTCCTGTACGGATCCATTATTGATTATAATCTTATCCCTAAGACGCTCGTTCCATAATCCTATTTTAACAAGATCCTTAACTAAATGCTTATTAACTACTGGGAATTCTCCAGATAATGTTTTTCTAATATAGATATTAGAAGTGAAAGGTTCAAAACATTCGTTGTTACCTAAAATCTGACTAGTAGATGCTGTAGGCATAGGAGCAAGTAATAAAGAATTCCTAGCTCCGAAAGTTTTAACTCTTTCTCTTAGTTCCTCCCAGTTCCATCTTGTACCTGGTGATTCATTCCATAAATCAAATTGGAATAGACCTTTAGATAATGGTGATCCTTTAAACGTTTGGTAAGCCCCTTCTTTTTCTGCAAGATCTACAGAAGCACACATAGCTCCGTAATAGATTGCTTCAAAAATATCTCTATCTAATGTTTTTGCTTCATCAGATTCAAAAGGAATTTTTAGAATAGCAAAAGTATCAGCTAAACCCTGAACCCCAATACCAATTGGCCTGTGCTTCATATTAGAAGTCTTAGTTTCTTTAGTAGGATAATAGTTAACATCTATTACTCTATTAAGATTGATTGTAGCTGTGTAAGCTATATCCTTAAGAGCAATAAGATCATATTTAGGTTTCTTACCTGGTATGATAAATTTAGGTAATGCAATAGAAGCTAAATTACAAACTGCAGTTTCTTTGGAATCTGAATACTCCATAATCTCTGTACAAAGATTGGAAGATTTGATAGTTCCTAAATTCTTCTGATTTGATTTTATATTAGCTGCGTCCTTATAAAGCATATAAGGTGTTCCTGTTTCAATCTGTGCTTCGATTATTTTATACCAAAGCTCTTGAGCTTTGATTGTTTTCCTTCCCCTTCCTTCTGCTTCGTATTTTGTATAAAGTTTAACAAATTCATCTCCGTATACATCATCTAATCCAGGTGCTTCGTCTGGGGAGAATAAAGTCCATTCGCCATCTTCCTTAACTCTTTGCATAAATAAATCAGGCGTCCATAAAGCTAAGAAAAGATCTCTAGCTCTCATTTCTTCTTTACCGTGATTTTTTCTAAGATTTAAGAAGTCTTCCACGTCACAATGCCAAGGTTCTAAATAAATAGCAAAAGATCCTTTTCTTCTACCTCCACCTTGATCGACGTATCTTGCAGTTTCGTTAAATACTTTTAACATCGGGATAATTCCGTTTGATGTTCCGTTTGTTCCTCTAATATAAGCTCCTGTGCCTCTTACATTATGTATATGCAAACCGATACCTCCTGCATTTTTAGAGATCTGAGCTACATCTGCTAAAGTTTTATAAATGCCCTGAATTGAATCGCCATCCATAGAAACTAAGAAACAAGAAGAAAGCTGAGGCCTTCTAGTACCTGCATTAAATAGAGTAGGTGTAGCATGTGTGAAGTAACCTTGACTCATTAGGTCATATGTTTTATAAGCAGAGGCTAAATCTTCCTTGTGTATACCAATAGCAACTCTCATTAACATTTGCTGTGGTCTTTCAGCAGGTAAACCATCAATCTTTAAAAGATATGATTTTTCTAAAGTCTTAAAACCAAAATAATCATAATCTAAATCCCTATCTGCAATAATTTGAGAATCTATATCCTTAGCATTATTAACAATAATCTCGTATACATCATCAGCAATCATCGGAGCTTTTAAACCTGTCTTAGGATCAACATAATTATAAAGCTGGTCAATCACACTCGAAAAACTTTTAGGCGTTCTTTTATGTAATGAAGTAACACATATTCTAGAAGCTAATATAGAATAGTCAGGATGAGTTGGTGTTAAAGCAGCTGCTGTTTCTGCTGCTAAAGTATCAAGCTCTACTGAAGAGATACCATCATATAAACCATGTATCACTTTCTTTGCAATTTCCATTGGTTCAATATAATCCATATTCAAACCATAAGATTGCTTCTTAACACGATTTAATATTTTATCTAACTTAACTCTTTCCTTAGATCCGTCTCTTTTTATTACTTCCATTTTTTTATTTTTTTATTTTTTTATTATTTTATTCGATGTAAAAAATTATAGAAAAATAAACCCATTAGTTTCCACTAATAATAATATTTACTTCGATTTGTTTTATTGAATTTGTGTATACCCTGGACGTATTTCTTCTGATGTTCCGTAATATTCCTCTATCAGATAATCCCCTTCGTTATTCCAATATTGAATCCTTTGACGGTTTTCGATTACACCATCTACTTCTATTTGGTAATCCGTTATTCTGTATACGTGATCGTACATATTAATAAGTTATTTTTACGTGTGCAAGTAATCTTACTGATGTAGGAGGAGTAGCCCATACTGGAGTATTCCACGAAATCTGTAATAAATCTCCAGATGTTACGGAAAGAGGAGACGATAATGTATAGTTATTCCAAAGGCCATTGCCATTATTTGTTGTAACAGAATTAGAAATTACTGACGATGTACTCTGTGTGACATTTACCATATTAAATGTACTACTCTCAGATGTTCCAACCAAACCTGCGGGATATCTTAGAATAGAAACTTCGGTAACTTGTCCAGTAAATTGTGTTGGTATTTGTCTATAAGTTACGTTAGATGAAGATGGAGGTAAATCCGTAATACCACCGATGTAATATGTAGTTGAATTAGTTGGTGATACTTCGCCACTACCAAAACGGTAAACTACACTGGCATTTCCTGTTGGTCCAGTAGCTCCTGTCGTTCCAGTAGCTCCAGTAGCACCTGTTTCACCAGTAGCACCTGTTTCACCAGTAGCACCTGTTTCCCCGGTAGCACCTGTTTCTCCAGTAGGTCCAGTTTCGCCAGTAGGTCCAGTTTCGCCAGTAGCACCCGTTTCTCCAGTAGGTCCGGTTTCTCCAGTAGCACCAGTTTCACCAGTAGCACCTGTTTCTCCAGTAGGTCCAGTTTCCCCGGTAGCACCAGTTTCCCCGGTAGCACCTGTTTCTCCAGTAGGTCCAGTTTCCCCGGTAGCACCAGTTTCTCCAGTTGGTCCGGTTTCTCCAGTAGGTCCTGTACTTCCTGTACTTCCTGTACTTCCTGTAGGTCCAGTTTCTCCTGTAGGTCCTGTACTTCCTGTACTTCCTGTAGGTCCAGTTTCTCCTGTAGGTCCAATTGGAGATATTGAATCTAATGAGCCGTCTCCTTTTACATATTGACCTGCAGTACCTCCTTGAGTAATAAACTTATCTGCATTAATATATTGGAAATAATCAACTGAATTAGTACTAGTTCCTGTAATAGTAGAACTTGGTTTATCGTAGATAGTGTTAATAATTGAATAAATACCTGCTACACTAATGGGAGCTACATTATTTCCTGCCTGGACAAGAACTTGACTGTTAAGCAAAGTTAAAGTTGTTGAAGCACCAGTAATAGTTATACCGTTTCCACCTAAAGCTGTTACAATACAATCAACTATTGCTAAATTACCTGCACTTGCTGATGGTGTAACAACACTATTACAACCTTTTATAATAACTTGTGCTGATGCATTACTTACTGATACCGCAACATTTTTATTACCATTAATAATAGTAATGCCTGCACCAGAAATTTGAATACCAGAAATACATTGCATTTCACTATTGATAATCTCCACATAACCACTAGATGATTTAGTTACTTGGTTATCAACGGTACAGTTACTTATGTAAGCTTGTGCGGTTCCACTAATGACAAGGTTACTCATCTTCAAACCCGAAATGCGAGTACCCGAACCTAATGTGCCGATAGTTAATGTACCTGATAATAGAGTGTTTGCACCCGTTAACTCTGTTGTGGATATCGTAGTATCAGTGTCGGTAACCGTAACATTTTCGGTATACGTACCTGGGTGGACTATAAGTGTTTTACGAGACCCAGTCAGTAAAGTTAATGCGTAAGTAATAGTTGCAACAGGATTAAGTAAATCACCATTACCAGTGGTATCATCACCATCTGATGTACTAACATGTATTTCTCTGTCATACCCAGTAAATGTAGGTCCGGTAGGTCCAGTTGCACCAGTTGCTCCGGTAGGTCCAGTACTTCCTGTAGGTCCTGTACTTCCTGTAGGCCCAGTAGATCCTGTTACTGATGCTCCTGTTGATCCAGTTACTGATGCTCCAGTTGGACCAGTAGCTCCTTGTGCCCCGTAACCAGTTACACCAGTAGGTCCAGCAGGTCCAGTTATACCAGTAAAGTAACCATCATCAGTAAAGTTCCAATAACTATCGATAAAGTCATGAAAATCCTGCTGATTAGGTATATTACCTTGTGAGAATATTACTTTAAATTGAGATCTAGATTTTTGAGACACGCTTATTAATTATATCTATTATATATTCCAATGAAGGATCTTTACTTAATAAACAGGTTTATTAAAAATCTGCATCCATAGTAAAGGCTTTACCTGAATCTTTATTATCTTTAGTGCTGTCCATAACACCGGATTTCTGATAAGAACCTACTCTTCCTTCGAAGAAATTTCCTTTATTCTCTAAAGCTATATTAACCATGAAATCAAATGGACATTTAGTATTATAAATTTTAGGACATCCTAAAGAAACTAATAATCTATCTGCTACAAATTCTATGTATTCGCACATTAGATCTGAATTCATCCCAATAAGTCTAACCGGTAATGAAGATGTAACAAACTCTTTTTCAATATCTACAGCTTCAGTAATTATCTCTGTCACTGTTTCCACTGGAAGTTTATTTTCGATGTGGCTAGTGTAAAGTAAACAAGCAAAATCACAATGTAATCCCTCGTCTCTTGATATTAATTCATTGGCAAAACATAGTCCAGGCATTAGACCTCTTTTCTTTAACCAAAATATTGAACAGAAAGACCCAGAAAAGAAAATTCCTTCCACTGCAGCGAAAGCAATTAAGGTTTCCATAAAAGATCCTTTCTCTATCCATTTCATAGCCCAATCAGCTTTTCTTTTTACAGAAGGAACTGTATCAATAGCATTAAATAGATTTTCTTTCTCTTCCTCATCAGATATGTAAGAATCTATAAGAAGCGAATAAACTTCACCATGTATATTTTCGATAGCTAATTGAAATCCATAAAAGCATCTAGCTTCTGGGTACTGAACCTGATTGAAAAAGTTAGCAGCAAGATTTTCATTAACTATCCCATCAGAGTTATTAAAGAAAGCAATTACGTTCTTAATAAAATATCTTTCGTTATCATTAAGTTTATCTCTCCAGTGAGAAATATCTTGTGCTAAATCAATTTCTTCTGCTGTCCAGAAAGAAGCTTCCGCAGTTTTGTACATCATCCAGATATCTGGTTCTTGTACGGGGAATAATGAGAATCTTCTAGGATTCGGTGTAAGTATTTTTTCCATCTATGTTTTTTTGTTCTTTATATATTAATAACCTCTCTCTTGTCTGTCGTGATTTTCTGAATTTTTTGCCATATAAAGATTAATAATATCTTTACTTGTCATACCCATAGAAATTGCAAAATTCATAAAGAAATGTAAGCCATCAATCCACTCATAAAATAATTCCAATTTGTCAGATTCTGTTAAATCTGAGATTTTCATCTCTGCTGCTTTCTTATTGTCTCCCTTCCAGTATTTCCAAGCTGCGGATCCAATACCATCTTTAACACCTCCTAATGAATCAAACATCTCATTTAGTTCGTCACTCATTGCATGTTTATTTACCATCCAGAAATCTACAATTTGTTTTAGTGTCCAATCACTAAAATCAAAACCATATCTAGTTTGTAATTCTTTTTGTTTGTTGTAGATTAATCCGAATGTATCGTTTGCTCCTGTGTGAAAATCTTCTACGGGAAGATCTGCACAAGTGTTGTCTGAATTTGCCATAATTTATTTTTATTTTATATTTCTGGGTAAAGCGACATTAATGACTCTAGCTTATCTTTAGCATTTGCATAAGATTCCACCCATCGATCATGTTCTGCTAATAGGTCAGAGTGTTCACCTATAGCGGCTAAGTTAGTATTAGAAAAATATAGAGCTAAATTAGCCTTAGCTTCTTCCATTTGGTATTCATACTTTTTTTTCAAAGCAGTCACATAGTTTTGCCCGTGATTTTGCATTTCTGTTATTTTCATGTTATGTTTGTTTTTATTGTTTTGTTTTTATTGCTTTCTTAATTTTTTCTATTTCTTTCTCGCATTCAAAATATTTCTTCTTTGTAGCTTTTCTCTGGGAATAAAGTCCCCTTAGGATTTCTCTAAGAATAGGCTCATCCCCATCTTTATTATAAAATACAGCTCCCGATGATGTTTTTATTGCTCCCTCTGGTATTTCTTTTAAATTCTTTCCTAAATAAGCTTCGGGTGAAATTCCCCACTGCATCATAGTATTTGGGTATAGTGAAGCGAAGTCAAAACAAGCTATCCATTCGTATAATCCCCTTTCAGGTTTCTTAACATAAGCACCTTCAAATTTTACGTGAGACTCGCCTTTTCTTTCATTAACTATGATTTTCTTTCTATCTAGGAATTTACGAAGCATTAGTACTTCTGTTGTCCAGACAGGAGAAAGAGCTCTGTTTATTTCCACTCTACTTACTTCCGCAATTTTAAAGAATGTAGATAAAGTATCTAATCTCTTGTCTATGTAATGAACTAAAGCGCAGTCAACTGCATTATAGAAAATAAATGTTTCAAAATCTGAATCATAAAGATCTTTTAATGTTCCACTGTAAGCGATCTTTTTTATTCCTATTGCTTGGTTGGCCACATAATCCAAAGAGTTAGACTCTCTTATTTTTACAACCCTATCCCATTTTTTATAGATGTCCAAATAATCCACCATTAAAATGTGCATAGGAATTTGATTCATTCCTATAAGTATACCACTAGGAGAAGCAATTTTAGGATCTATTCCTAATCTTTTTGCTCTGTTTATAAGATAAGGCCAGTCATATCCGAACCAGTTCCATCCAGTTATTAAAGGCATCTTAGGAACCAATTTAGAAAAGAATGTATATAGCATATCAAATTCAGATTCAAACTTTCTATAATTAAAAGTCCATTCTCCAGGTTGATCCTTAAAGTGCTCCTTTATTCTACTTTCGATTTTTAATATTCTACTGGGTTCCATATCTTCTAATCCAATTACAAGGATTTTTCCTTGAGATGATGCCATCCCTATAGAAAGCACTCTATTTTTAGAATTTTCAGTATCTAAAGAATCCGCTCTGTTATCTGTTATCTCTACCTCAATATCGACAAAGTATTTTTTAGGAGTTTGGTAATCCCATAATGGTTTTGTTATCTCTGGATCTATAGCCTCTAATATTTCTACAACTCTATATTTGTCGAATTTACTAGATGAAACTTTCTTTATAGGAAAATTATCCCACGATCTCCATTCTTTATCCTTGTTCCTATCATTCTCTGATGTTTTTTGCCAAACAAATTGTAGATGCTTAGGTACCTGAATTTTTAATAAATTTACTTCTCCTTCTTCAGTATAATGGGAGACAGATAACCCATTTCCTGTATTCTCTATATCAATGATCATATCTATTTTATAGCATTATAGGGAAGAGGTTTCAAAAAGGAATATATAATAGGTGAAAAAAATTCTATCTTTCAAATTATTCGAGGAAGTTTATCTAAATGACATAAATCCTTTTGACAAGGAAAAGAGGTATACTCCAGGCCTTAGATTTTCTAATAGGGATGAGGCAATTAGATCTGTAAAAAAAGTACAGGAAATGCTGGACAAGAAACAAATAGAATTAAAGGATGCTATAATAGCTTCTTATATAATGTCCAAAAGAGCAGAGCTACACAAATACAATAAATCCGCTATTAAAGAGGGTGGAATGGTATGGAAGGATTATCTAGATCAATTAAAGAAAAGAGAAGCTATCTAATTACTTATTAGATTTAAAATATGTTGTAAATTTATTAACTATATCCATGAAGTCATATTCATCAGTCGTAACAGGAGGAATATTTTTAGATTTAGTACTCCAATCAGAAAGATACTTATAAAAAATCTTAAATGATGGTGATAACTGATCCTTGTCTTCACTCTTATTTACTTCCTTTATAGATTTAGTAAATCCCATCATAAATCTATCAACTGAATTCTTATCTATTTTTTCTAGATCCGAGTAATCGAAGAAGGTTACTAATATATCCCACATATTATCTGGGGTTATATCTCCGAATCCTTTCCTCACTCTGTCAGCTCCTGCATCTGTAGTTATTTTACATTCGCATACAGATTTTTTATCTGTTGAATTTTCTTTACTTGAATAGAATTCTATTCTGGATTCTTCCTTATCCTTATTTTTTTTGTATATGATAGAGAATGTTCCGTTTTTACTAAAAACTAGATATCCGCTTTCTACTTTTTTCTCGAATGAGCTTTCGTTGCTTATTATAGACCAATTGGCCGTTACCATTTGAAGCTTTTCGTATAACTCCTGGAAAGTAAATAAATGATTCATGTAGTATATATTACTGAACCGATTCTAAATAAATTTTAAGTTTTTTATCTTTAGGAATGAATGATAAGTCCCTTGTTACAAATATTCTCCAAGCTTCCCTACCGTAATCGCCAACACCAGGAAATTTAAAAGGATCCCTTATACCCATTACCCAAGCATTAGAAAACTCCTTAATTCTTTTAGCTTTTATATTTTGGAATCCTGTTGATTTTATAAAATCAGAAATGGCCAGATTCTCCTCTTTCAATAAAGATTGAGGATCTGGCCATTTATTAAAGAATTTTTCTATTAAAGGTCTAACTTGTTTATTACTTGTCTGATTCAGTAATATACAACAGACTAAAACCTTCCATGGATCATTAGAATATTCTTCTTGTATTATCTTAATTTTTTGCACTAAGCTAAATTAAGAAATTAATATCAAATCTATTGATTAGTTTTAGTATTATTCATGAATGTTTTAAAATCCATTAAAGAGCTACTTATAGGGCTAGTGTTCTCCTTAGATACTTTTTTCTTCTTTTTTTTAGCAGCTGGAGTACCCACAGTTAAGCTAGGAAATTGATCCCCCGACCCTGTTCTTCCTGGACCTGGAGGAATAACGTTACCCATTCCTGGTGTTCCTGCTAAAGAAGCCATAGGACCTCCACTTTCTTCAATCTCTGAAGATATTTTATCTTTGAATACTCTATACATTCCTCTTTCACCCTCGATAACATATCCTATTACTTCCCCTAGACTATTTCTAATAGAATCATCAACTATACCACTTCTACCATCTATTAATGATACCTTTTTTCCTACTAAAGGATCCTGATCGTATTTAGCTGGTCTATGATTTTCATAACTTCTTATGTTATCTGTGGTTCCACCACATCCACAATCTTCACTCATATTCTTATTTATTTTTATTAATGAATTCTCTATAATCAGATAGATTCTGCATCTTTCTGGTCTTAGATTTTTTAGGTTTATTAGACTCTGGGCTAAGATGAGGAATTATAGTATCAATCTCCTCCTCTATTCTTTCTGGAAGTTTCTTATGCTTAGTTCCTGCATAATGTTTAAGATCCTTCTTCTTCATATTATTAGCTATATCAACTATAGTTTCTCTATACTCAGAATCTATATTCTCGGGATCTAATCCCTCTTTACCATTAGTATCCATAAATTTACGGACACCGTATGCCTGTCCCATTAATCTCTGCTGTGTTCTAGATACTGCTGGCATAAATTTATGTTTTTTGGAATTTTGGCTTTTTATTTATATATTCATTCCAAGTCCAAATAAATCTACGGTAGTTATTCTTTACGATATTAAATCCAGTATCTCCATCCTGTATTTTAACTGGAGAAACTGGTGGTTTATATGAGCTTGTCTCTGCTGATCTTGTTTTTTTCTTTTCCATATTTTTTCAGAGTAAATAAAAAACCCTCGATAGTATATATCGAGGGTAAAAACAAATAAGTTTATTATGACAATAATTATCCTTTAAGATGAACAACAGATTCAATCTTAGATTGGGATACTGAAGTTACTTCGAAATCTAAATGTGCTGAAGATAAATCGCCTGATAAATGTTTAATAACATTAGCTTCTGCTTCAGTTACTCCTTCAGCTTCTACTAAGATTTCAGATTTAGATGCTTTTGCCTTACCAGTACTTTTAGAAACTTCTCCAGTAAAGAAGCTTACCTTACAAATGTAATAACTCATAAGGATTAAGCTTTAGTGTTTTTAGTTTCTTGAATATTAATTCTAAGATCTTGAGCCAATTTTTTAAGATCTTGACAAGCTGTTCTTACTCTTGTACCAGCAGACTTGTTTCCTTTAGCGTAAAAAGCTTCGATGTCTTTAGACATGCTTTCTACCAATTCCTTGATTTTTTCGTAATTTTCCATTGTTAAATATTTTATTATTTTACAGCAAATCTATTAAAATGTTTCATTTTTTAAAAGATTTAATGGAAATGTTTGATTTTATCCGTTTACAGTGGATACCTTTAATACTCTTTTTCCTAGAGGTGTCAATGAAAAATAATTTGCTTCTTCTTCCTGAATTTTATATTTTATGTATTTCTTCTGACCCCTAACCCAATTCATACTTGGTTTTTTTCCTGAGGCATCTTCAGGTATACTATCTAAGAATTCAGTAAGCTCTCTTTTAGTTACTTTTTCTTTCTCTCCTATAAATGAAAGTACTTTTATAGCAGTATTAGAAGGCTTAGCCCATGCTATAGGAATTCTAGATTCGTTTACAAATTCTTCGTATGAAAGAATATTATTAATCATGGTCTCTTCTAGTAAAAAGTAAAGTCCTCTCCTCTAATCCATCCTGAAGACTCCATTTTTCGTAGCTCCATTCATCCATTAAAGAAATTACCCTATCCTTATATTCGGAAAGATCTATATTAAGATTAAGAGGAATCTCGTCATATATCTTAGAGACCTTAGGATTATTTTGGAGATAATCTTTTATAGCTTCGCTTAATATTTTATAAAACCTCATAAATTCGGATTTAGTTAAATCAAAATCTTCATCTTCTCTAGATTTATAATCGGTTTCTTTTACTAAATAGTCATCGAGAACACTAGTTTTTATAGGTTCTACAGATATTACACAGTAGCTATTTTCAGCTTCGTCTATAGAAGATCCTCTAGAAAGCTTACCTATATTAACAACGAATCCGTGGTCTTCATCTTCACCTTCTATCTTAAAGTAATATCTGGAAACTTTACCATCCTTCTTCTTAACAAAGAAGTCTCTACCGAATCCATCCTCCTCTAATAAAAACTGTTCAAATAATTTTATATGTCTCATAATTAACTATCTCCTTTTCTTGGAAAAACTGCAGATGTATTGGGAATATATCTCTTATTTTTTCTTTTAAATATTTCCCCTCTAACAACGTTTCCATAATATTTATCTATAAGGTTCCAACCCTCTTCCAATTCTCCCAAATCAACATCCTCCATCTTTGAAAATTCATCCCTAACAGCATTTATTTTTTCAATAGCCTCCTCTAAAAGCTTCTTGCTATTAGAAAGGTCATATTTGTTTACATGCCCTTCAGCTATTTGACTGTATTTTTTCATTAATTAAATATCAATGTAGGATAAATTCCTATCCCTTATTTAGTTACTTTATATATCCTCGTCTGACCCGTTTATCTGTTTACTAAATTCATTGAAAAGAACTGCTATTGATTTAGGAACTTTACTTTTAAATTGTTGAAAGTCTCCGTCTTTTATAGAACTTCTAATATCATTATTATTAGACCATTGTGGAGTTTTGTATATTTCTATATCTCCACCCTCTAAATCGTATTTGTTTCTTACCCATTCCCTTTGTAAAACCATGTTTTCAAAATCTCTTTCTCCTATACACACAGAAGCAGGGTTAGCATGTTTAACAACAGAATTTATAGCATCTTCTAAAAGATTTGAAGGTATCACCTCATATCCTGCAAATAGTTTATTGTTTTCTGATGTTAATGCTCCAATTGATTTTTTTATTAAATCGTCAGAAAAAGGATATTTGGATCCTGGCTCACTCCCCGGATGTACGACGCAAAGGAAAACTGGAAGATTATTTTCTTTCTTCAATCTCGTACACATTTTTAGATGTCCGTTATTGAATGGTTGAAATTTTCCTATTACTATATTTACCTTACTATTATTCTCGTTTAGTATCTTAATTTTTCTTTTTTCTTTATGAGTAGATACTACTTTTTTAAAATCTTTAAATGAGAAAAATTCGGATGTATTCTCTTTCTTTTCCTCCTTCTTATCCTCGTCTTTTTTTAAATCCAGGTTGTCCTCAGATTCATTAAGAGGAATTGTATCTTCTAATGACGAACCTTCTACTATGTCCTCAAGTTCGTCGTATTCTTCCTCCTCGTTTAATGTTGGATTAAATCTAGTACCAGCTTTTTTAAACCACACGAAGCTTGGAACTCCTAATGATTCTTCAACAAGATCCTTCTTCTTAGCATTTATATAGTTAGCTATCTCTTCAACTAACATATTGAACTGTTGTATTAGTCCCTCGGTAAAGAATCCATGAGGCTTTCTTTTAAGCTTTCTAAAAGAATTAAGAATCATTTGAAGTATATCAACATAAACTTCATCATCCTCGATAAATTTTACAACCTCTTCATCCTTTATAAGATCAGTGTTTATTTCAAATCCTTCGGTTTTTAGATACTCGGGTTTTTGAAAATCCGCTCCTACATATTTTTCGCCCTCCTCGTATACAAATTTCTTAAATACATCAAAAACAAAACTGATGTATCTTTCTTCCGGGTCATTACCATCTGCTACGAAATTTTCAACTCCAGTTTCTAGTACAAAATTCATTACATCTATAAGACATAAAGAGTAAACGTCGCTAGGAAAATATGACGATTGATTAACTTTTCTGCTTCTATTTATTTCATGAAAAACAGGATCAACCATTTTTGCTAAAACAGTTTCTTCTTTTCCCTCTTCGTCTTCAAATCTAAATACAAGAGAATCTACATCTCCTTGAAGGTCCTTCCCTAAAGTCGTAGTTTCTGCATTTTTGTTTAGAATAGATATTAGATACTTAGAAAAACTCTGTGTTTTAAATCGATTCTTAAGATCCATAAGAGGAGTAGAAAGAAAATCCATTATAGATATCTTCTGATCCCTGCTAAGATTACCTTGGAAAATAATAGGAGCTCTTTCAACTCCTAATTTATCAGCCCATTCGTCCAATTCAGATTTATCCTGAATATTATCAAGTATCTCCCCGAATTCATCTCTAACAACAACATGTGTTAATATTAAATGATTTTTAGGGACTCTATCATATTCTAATCTAACAGGTTTAGTATTAGGAAAATAAACCATCCCAAATCTCCAGCCTTTAGGAAGCTGATCTATAATATCAGGAGATAATGATTCTATATAGCTTATAGGCTTTTCATAATATTTCATTAAAATCCTATCAACCTTAGTTATAGGATTGTCTTGATCTTTCTTATAGAAAGAAACATTATCACCAGTAAAATCCTTCTCAAAAGAAAAAGAAGGACCATCCAAATTTTCAGTTACAGTTAAATTTTTATTGAATAGATTTTCAATAAAGGACTTTCCTTTTTTTTCGTATATGTCCGATAAATATTTTATTCCAGGCATCAGTTTAAACAATTAATAATTTTTCTACCCTTTAAATTATAGATTAAAAGAGTTCCTATTCTTAAGCTTTTCTTAGGAACGAAATCTGAACTTATTATATATTCCTCTAAAAATTTCATGATATTTACTACTAATAATCTAGATCTATAGCTTATATCTTTATTATTAAATAGATCATTTAGTATATCTATGTAGTCTTCTAAAGAGCTTTTTTTGTCCGGATTTATTAATACATTGAAAATATCCTTTTCAATCGTATAAACAAGCTCCTGTCCTATTTCAATATTCCAGTTTCCAGTAATATCCTCTTTAAGTATACCATTTTCTCCTAAAAGTGTTTTGAATATAAAATCTTCGCCGTCTAAAGATATGGAAGATATTTTACATCCTGTATAGTGCTGTAAAACGGGATAAAGTGCTGTACTCTGTATAGGATTAAACATTTTTATTCTTCGTCGTATTCGTCTTCAATTTCGTCTTCGACTTCGTCATCTTCACCTTGAGGTATAGTAGCAACGTATTCATCACCATCTTCTTCATCCCCATCATCTTCGTCTTCGTCGTTGTCATCCTCGTGTTCTTCACCATAAGTGTATTCCGAACTAGGATCATCGTATCCCTCTTCCTCGTCATCGATATCTTCTTCCTCTTCAATCTCATTCCAAACCGGTTGCATTTTACAAGTCAAATATCTAGTATAAACCTCCCCAGTTTTTCTATCCTCGATTGTTACCATTCTAGGTCCGTTGATCTCATCTAATTCTATACTTGCTGCAAACATTTTTGATTCGTCTAGATTTGCAAAAGGACCAAAAGTATAAGCTCCTAAATCAGGTGTTGTTTTTACTTTAAGAGGAGAAGAAAGCATATCTTTGCTATATCTTATCATCTCTCCAGCTTTATCAAAATAGAAATCATCACACATTGTTACAAAGTGATAGTTAGGATCTCCTCCGTCACCTATCATGGTTTTAGCCATTTCAAGTGCTTTAGATTCATTAACCTTCTTCTTTGCAAAATCAAACTTGGATCCAGTAGATTTAGGTTTTATACCTTTCTCTTTTTTGTATTCAGCCCAAGCTTTTGATAGGCCACTCATGTATTTTTCTTGCTCCTTTTCGTCTCCGTTAAATTTCTTATCAAAAGGACCAGAAACACCATGTTTCTTGTGATATTTTTTAGAGAACTCCAGATACATGTTTCTTTCGTTAACTATCTGGCTTTCTTTTAGTTCTTCTTTCTTTTTTTCTACTGCTAAAGAGAATTTTTTCATTTTTTATACATTATTTGTTTGAAATACAGGCTGAGATGGATTTGTCTGATGTTGGTAATAAAGATTTACCCTATTTCTAGCTATATCATCTAATACTGGTACTTGTCCCATTGCAACATCACCTCTATTATATAAATCGCCTATGTGATCAGCTAACTGATCCTCTGTTTTTATATTAGGAAGTTCATTTTGAGTAAAATCTTCATTTGTATGTCTCATAAATTCTAGATCTACCTTATCTTCACTAGGAGATTTTTTAGTAAACTCATATTTAGTAGGTGCAAATACCCTTTTTAATACATTAGGAACTACTGATAGAGCACCGAAAAGAATCTCGAATCCTGTATCAGGCCCTCCATGTACTCTTGTAGCTCTATTTTGTCTAACCTTATCTTTACCTATTTCAGCAGCTCTATTAATTCTGTCCTCCATCTTTTGGAAGAAGTTTTTAGTTTTCTGTAATACGGTAGGATTATCTCCTAAATTGTAATGATTTTTAGCACGATCGTCATAACTAGAGGCATTGCTACCAAGATGCCTTCTAAAGAAAAGCTCCTCATTGGAATCTTTAGACTCATTAATTTGACAAAAATCCTTAAAGTTTTTAATTTTATACATCGAAGTGCTTTATTTTTACTCTATATATCCTATTTCCTAAATTTTGACGTTATAAATCTTATAATCGAATTGCTCCCTCTTGTAAATCTCTATTCTTTCTTTGGAATGCTTTAGTAAATAGTTTTCTTTTCCATTCCAAGCAAAATCATCTACAAAGTCTATTATATTAACTTTCTCCTTACCTTCGAATAATCTCATACCCCTTCCCAAGCTTTGTTTTATTAATACCTCCGATTTATATGATTCAGTCAAGAATATATTATGGATGTTTTTTACTGAGATACCAGTAGACATAGTACCAAATGAAGCAACCATTATTTTATTAGTTCCGTCCTCCATTCTTTTAGTAAAAATATCTCTCTTATCAGGATCAGTATCACCATCTATATAATAAACTTCCCTATCGTTGGATTTTTCTTTTATACCATCATATATCTTTTTACCGTATCCCTCGCCTACAGACTGGAAAAGTATTAATGAATTTTTTGAGGTCTTAAGAATAAAATCTATTATATAATTGAGTCTTTTATCTGACGATACTACTAATTTTCTCTCGAGGTTAAATATTTCATTACCTTCCATCTCTGTTTTATTTTCTTTCAAAGACGATAGTTTTTCTTTAACTTCTGGATCCATCCAATCCATCTTTACAATCTTAATTGAAACAGGAGTAGCATACTTATTATCAAATAAAAACTTAGGTGATATTTCCATTATAAGTGGACCTAAGAATTGCTGTATAGTTAAGTACTCGGCGGTGTTTTTATTTGCTAAAGTTCCTGATAATCCAAATCTCCATTTAGAATCATTACATAGTGCTACAACTTTTTTAATAGATGCACTTTGAGCTTGGTGACACTCATCCACAAAAACCGCCTCCACATCATCAAAAAATTCAGGCTCCATCTTAACCAAAGATTGGTAAGTCCCTATCATTAATCCCCCGGATATTTTTTTCTTATTGGATCCATGTATCTGCTGGATTTCACAATCCTCAAGTTTCTCTAATCCATATTCTTCAAAATCTTCTGATCCTTGGAGAACAAGATTAGTATTAGGAACTATCATAAGGAATTTTTTAACCTTCATTACCTCCTTAAGATAAGCCATAACGATAAAAGCAATCAATGTTTTTCCAGAGCTAGTTGCAACTTCAGAAACAGAAAGTTTAAACTTTATTATTTTCCATGCAGTTTCTATCTGATAATCCCTAGGCATTTTATTAGGATCACCGCCAACTCCATCCTTAAAGAAGTTATTACACCAATCAGTGAAGCTCTCTAGAGTAAACTCTTGATCTATTAATCTCTCGAGCCCATCAATCTTTACTTCAATTTTATATTTTTCACATATCTGATAAACCTCGGACCATAATCCAATAGGAACTCTCCATACAGGTAATTTCTTATCTACAAAGCATATAGACCCATCCCAATGTTTTTTCTTAACAAGAGGATGAAAGAAGTGATTATGTATTTTTTTAGTTAAGGATATGTCTATCTGTTTCCTTTCAAATTCTTCTGAATAATCTATTAAACTTAGCCAGTTGTTGTCCTCACTTACTCTAAATATTAACATTATTAATAATTATTTTTAACCGCACCGGACCTTAAATATTCCTCTAGTGCTATTCGACTCTTAACACCATATAACATATGATCTACGGTTTTCATAGTCTCATTAAAGAATGATATCTGTCCATCGACTAGATCCATTCTTTCTTTTAATTCAGATAAGTCACCTTCTATTAAAGGTGTCTTTTCATTAGCTCCATATTTAACTTGCACAGATTCAGAATAATATCTAAGTCTTTCTGCTTTATCCTTTCTATACTTAGCATTAAGTTTAACCATAACCTGCCCAAGCTTAGAATACATTTCTAAAAGAATTTGTCTACTAGAATAAAGATCAACTTGAACCTCTGCAAGTTCCCTAATATTTTTCATCCTAATAGAAAGAGTTCTTATTTTTTCCGTCCACTCTTCTCTATCTAGTTGGAAATCTCTAGCGAAATCTTTCTTCTCTACATTAGGCTGTTGCTCTGACATTTACTCTTTTTATTTTTGGTTACTTCTTTAACTTCTGAACTTATCTTACTTTTTAGTTCCGGTACCGAAAAGTTTTCAGAAACATCAAAATCAGGAAGCTCGAAATCACCTTTGATTTCAATTGGGAATTTTATTTTATTATTGTTATGCTTTTTCTTTTTCATACATCTATAATATCCCATTTATCGGATGAAAAGAAATTATCCAACCTCTTTATTTTCTTTCCAGTAGATCTAACATAATTAACGACATCATTTAAATCCCATTTATCTCTCTCCGGTAAATCACATTCTTTTATAAATCTACCCCAAAGAAAAACCTGCTCCCCGTTCTCTAAAAATTCTCTAGACTTTTGTCTACCTATAGCATCCCCATCTAACATCCATCTTTTATTTGTGACATCAAAAGGGAATTGATTATTTATAGAACAAAGTGCTATCGAGTTAGGACAAAGCCAAGCATCTAAAGGTCCTTCGAAAGTTGTTATCATACTGTCGAGATCAACAGTGGAGAATCCAAATACATTGGATATAGGATCTACCTCTTCTGCCTTTAGTATTATTTCGGGCTCAGTTATCTTTAACAGGTTTTTGTAAATTCCGCTTAGCTTGTAAGTGTAATATTTACTTCCCCCGTTCTTTTTAACAACAGGTCTAATTTGTATGCCTAATATTTTTTTCTCGTCGCCCGAAAGGTTTAGTAAATAAAGATTCCTTCTATTAGGATCCCACAGAAATTTATTATCAGCAGCATGGTTTCTTTCATTTAACCATTTCTCGCCATAAGTTCCTGGTAGTTCTATTAGTCCAAGTTTCTCTTTAAATTCCTCTCTATCAACAAGTATATCCTTGTAATTCTCTGAGAAGAAATAATCTAAAGAATTCCTTATCTTTTTTCTTATGGTGGAGTTCCTAGAGATCTCTGCTATTTCCGATATCTCGTCAGAAGAAAGCATTGATTGTATTTCAAAATCCCTAGTAAATTGATTAAGATTTTTAAAAATCCCGCATCCTCCATTATAGCATTTGTAAGTTAAAGTATCAAGATAAAGATTACCTCTCTTTTTCTTTGCGTCCCTAGAATCACCACAGTAAGGGCAACAGAAGTTTAGTCTGTTGCCCCCTTGGTAAATTTTTAATCTCTGGGGATCGTTTCCGAAAAACTTAAGTAGAGATGAAGATACTATCCCTTTTACCCTATCTACTGATAGTCCACTTATAGTCTTCGATTCCATAACGATCCATTATTTTTTTATTATAGATCGTTATAAAGATCGTCCAAAGATGGTGCAGATTTTTTAGATGCTGGTTTAGTAGATTTTGCTGGTGCTTCATCTACCGAATCATTTTCTGTTGATGTAGTAGATCTTGAACTAGCTTGTTCGTAAAGATCATCTACTGAAACTGATGCTGAAGATGTTGATTTAGAATCTGCACTAGATTCGATAATTTCAGAAACCATTCTTCCGTCCGGAATAGTATTTCTAATAATTCTCATGATCTTATCTGATTCCTCGTCTGACCAATCATTATAGTCATATTTGTCAAGATCCAATGGACCTGTTTTTAAATATTTTGTTACGATGTCTCTGCCGGATTCAGTTTTTTCAACTGACTCTCCATCGATAATTAAAGCCATTTTATCACCAACGAATTGACAAAGATCGTAGTTATTCCATTCCCCAACTTTCCTTACTTGAAGTCCAAAGTTTTTACCTTCAAATAAATCATAAGGATTTGAAGGATTTCCGAATTCAGGTTTAATTTGTTGCTCGATCATATCGTTAACCTTTCTTCCAAATTTAAAGATCATAATCTTTCCTTCTAAATCTGGACGATTCGAATCTTTAACTACTTGAATTAAAGAATAAAAATCTTCTTTTCTTGAAAAGGCTTTAGAAATTTCCTGATCTTTTGCAGAAGCAGAATTTTTGAGCTTCCAGAAAAGGTCTTTAAGTATTGATTTTTTTCCTACTGTAGAAGGACAAATAGCTTTGTGATTTGTTCCGTCTACTGGATCCTTCAACCAAACATAATATTGGTGAATTTTTGATTTTTTTGGATTTGTGATGTTTGGTAAAAATCTAACTAAAGATTTATAAACACCATCTTTTCCTAATTCGGGATAAGGCTTGTATAAAAACTCGTCCTCGTCTCTTTTAACTTCCTGTTTAACAAATGCCTCGTTGTCTAGATTAAAAATGTCAAAATTTTGTTCCATGATTCTTAAATTATTTAAATTATTACTTATTATTTAATACTTATACTCTCTTTCCCAATAAAAGTTTCTCTATATTCTCCTCAACAAATAAAGATATCCATGTTGCATCAACTAAGTCTGAACAGGGTCCTTCAACTTTGTTAGGTCCTTTAATCCATGAATTCTTATATTCTTCCAAAACTTCCAAAAATGGTTTAAGCCTATTATCGTCTATTCTTTTCTCTATTAAAGTGTTATACAGTTCATCTTTTTTTGAATTTCCCTTCAACGCATATTTTTTAATAGTAGTAGGAGATAATACAAAAAAATTATTAGGATCTATCTTTTTAATTATGCCAGATCTAACTAATGCTGTAGTCATTGAAATATCTATTAATGAATTACCAGATGAGCCAAAAGATAATCCCTCCATTCCCACTATAGTGTTCTCGTCTAAATAAGGATTTAATAAATTTATCGCCAATTCAGAAAAATAAACGGCGTTAATGATTTTATCTCTTTCTATTATGTGATATTCACCTTTGAACTCATTCTTCTCTATAATATTTATATCTACGTTGGAATTGTCATTTAGTATTTTAAAAGGAGATCCATCCTTTTTTAACATCCTATCTATTATGTTTTTTGTGCGATGTAGACTAATCCATTTACAGCTATCAGATTCTAAAATACAAAATCCAGGAGAGTTCAACGAAAAATCTATTCCGATTATCCTATCCAATTTCGAGTTTGACATTAACATAATTACATTTAAATCCTATGCTGAATGTTGAAAATTGCGGAGTAGTACTAGCATAGTTTAATTGTATCTCCGACAGTGATGTATATATCGGCTGTTGTAAAAGAACACTAGTCATAACTACACCATCATTATCTAGCATTAGTAATCTAAAGTCAGGAAGGTACTCGTTAGGATTCTGGAAATCTAAGAATTTTATTATATTTTCGTAAAGTACCCAATAGTTTATAAATCCCTCACCAAGTTTAAATGTTACTGTAAAATCCCTTTGTATTAAATTTTGTAATGTTGTAGCACTTTTATAAGACTGTTTAAAACCACCGGGTCTTATTTGCTCAACACTATCTATAGTTCTTAGAGTAGGAAAATTTACCTGCTGTATAGTAGAGTTTATAAAAGTATCTACAGTATCATAAGGAGTGGGCATCCTATTGATATATTTTTCATATTTCTGAACGACCTCTGGTATAATAAATCCTTTCGGAAAGTTAAATATAAAGCCGTTCTGCCTGGCGTTTAAAATCATTTATTAGGATTATTTTTGGCAGAATTAGGATCATCAGTAACAGGGAATCCTAAAGCATTACAATATTGTATATATTTTGTATCGAATTGTCCGTTTTGTAATTTAGGATGTACCTGAAGAGCTGCAGATAAGAACTGACTTGCTTTAAGTCCTTTAAATAAACTAGACCCAGGAGCTCCTGGGGTGAAGTAATAGTTAACAACCTTCTGTACATTCAATCCTTGTGATTCTCTTCCTGATATAGAATCTGCTAAAGCATCGATATTTATATTGTTAACTTGACTACTACTTTTTAAAGGAGTAGATGTTGTTCCTTTTCCCGTGTCTACGAATCCACCTGTGGTGTTAAGTAACGATGCAGGTTTAACACTTAATATAGAACTGCTTCCTAATGTATAAGGCTTAATACTTTTAATAAGTTTAGTTAATGGAACTCTAGATGATATTTGTTTTCCTTTATCCGTACTAGCTCCTGTTGCTCCACTTCCTCCCGTAACTGCTACTTCAGTAGTGGTACTAACAACAGAAGATCCAGTAACTCCTGCAGTAGAAGTTGTAGTTGCAGTTACTGTTGTTCTTGTTACGAATTCAGCTTGTGTTTCCCAAGACCCCGAATATAATTTAGTTTCAGTTCCATCTTGTGTTTTTGTTATAATATAAAAATCTCTAGAAACAAAACCTAATACCTTCTTAGAGTTAGTATCTACAACTTTAAATGCTATTTGTCCAGAAGAAGGATTAGATACAGTTGTCTTATTTTTTATATTCTCTACTCTTACACTTTGCCCGCTGCTGTCTAGAAAAACTATAAAATAGCTAAGTGAGGTTCCAAGATCTAATATTTCAGGCGAAGTCCCGTCTTTATAATTATAGACTGTAAACTTATAGAAGTTGTCAAAAGGATCTACTACGATTTTTCCCTTCCCTTGTCCAAATATTTCAGTAGCTCCTGGTATAGATGTCTCTGATATTAGGTCTCCATTTTTATCAACAACTAATGTTTCCTTTGTTATTGATATATTGTTATCCTTATAAAAAACAGGAATTCTTTTCTCTATAGGAGTTGCTGGGTTAGGAATAACTCCCCCAGATATAACGTTTGGTGCTTGTATTATCTTATTATAAACCTTCTGAGCATAAGCACCAGTAGTAAGAGATATAACATTATTCTCTCTTCCGTATTTATTTACATCAAAAGAGCTGAATGATGATCTTCTAATTATTTGATTCTGATTTCCTTTATTAACCAATCTCATTGTGTAATTAACCAAGAAAGAAGTAGTTAAAGGATTTATAAGAACAGGTCTAAATATACTAGGTGCATTAAAATCCTGTGTTTGTGCACTAGTAAAATTGTAAGTTGTAATATAGGATAATCCAACTTGTTCTTTTACTTCTATTTCATTTATTACATAATAAACATTTCCAACCTTACCTTCGGCATTTAGGAAATCTTCTAGAAAATTACCATCCCAAGTTGGGTAAAATTCTAAGTAATTATAAAACTGATTCTGTTGTATTACTGCAGCTAAAGATGAAAAATTATCTTTAGGTATCACAGATAAAGAATTTCTAGATTGTGCTATGTAATTCTCGTATCCATTTTTAAGTAGACTTTGAGATATTTCATATAAGCTTATATTTACAGGTGCATCCTTTAAAAATCCATTTCCGTCTGAAGATATTTTAGCTGCTAAAGTACTAGCCTGTGCTGGTGTATTTGCTAATATATCAAATTCATAAACCATATTAGCATAAGCAGGAATCTTAACCTCTATATAATGATCGTAGAGAGCACCACCTAAATAAATAGGATTAGGATTAAGAATTACTGAGGATGTATCAGATTTTGTTATTAATCTCTGGAAGATAGTTGCTTTTTTTCCGGTTCTTTCTTGGAATTCACCTTTTAATATTATACCATCTATATTCTCGAAGTTGTATCCTGCTACTATATGGAATTTTATAGTATCATAATAAACGCCAATATTGGAAGGGAAAACTACAGGAAGATTATTTACAGAAGTTAATTTTGGATCTGTATCTAAATAAGGAACAAGATAATCTTTATCTAATGTTACGAATCTATTCTTGTCTATCTGTACAACGCTAAGGTCTCTTACGTTTCCTGTTATAGATTCAGCTGATGGATTATTTAATATCTGTACAGAATTATTAAAGTATCCATTAACTATTTTCTCAAATCCTATTGCAGGATTACCAGTATTTACGTAATAAAGCTCGGGGGTTGGAGCAGTAGTATAGTCATACTCCATTAGTAGGTAACTACCGAATTTTATGAATCTCTCTGTAGATGTATAAGCCATGATTTATATATCCCTTAGAATTTAATGATAGAATATTGAAGACCCACGCCTATGTTGAAAACTGGACCAAATATAGGAGTTCCATTTAGACCTACACCAGCTCCTATACCTACACCTACGTAAGGACCAACTGAAAATTTCTTATTAGGAAACATTTTCTTAAGAACATCAGACTTAGCAGGATCTATAACAGCTCCTTCTATTTGAGTAACGGTCATCCCTGGATATTTTGGTGTTACAAAAATTTCTAGAGCTTTGTCTTTCTCTCTAAGTCCAGTAACAAATGAAAATCCCATTTCGTCATTATCTATTCTAGTAATACCAGGTAAAACTTTATTATTTAAAGTGTCCACTATAAAGAAGCTCTTACCTGAAAACTTCCTATAGTTGTTAACCGAGAATGTTGAATCGTATTTCCAATCTAAACTAAATTTATTATTACCATAAGAACTTAAATAATTATTAACATACTGTGTATCCACTTTGGTTTCAGTTACAACTCTTTCGATTACTATAACTTTTCCTTCTTGTTTATCAAGCTCATCTTTTAAATCCTTATTCAATTTCTCCAAGCTTTTCTTATCAGCTAAAAGTGTTTTTCTGACGTACGTTGCCTCACCAGCTTTATTCTTTTGGACGCGTACTGTGTCTTTTAACGCATCTAAATTCATATTCTGTATCTTAATCTGAGATTTAAGATCTAAGTTGCCGTCGCACTGTCTAAACAGCAATAAACAAAGAATAGCTATCACTGCTATGAGTAAAATATCCTTTCTTTTTGAAATTCTAGTAATTAAAGATTCTTCTTTCATCTTCTCTTGTTTTATTTAAAAGATCTATAGTTTCTATAGTTCTTCTTTTTAGATCTTCCAGCTTTTTATCTTCTGTGATAAGATCTTTTTTATTTTTTAAATGCTCCTCTATTTCTTTTTCTAATTTATTTAAATCAGAATGTATATCAGAATATTTTTGTATAAACCAATCCTTCATCTTATGATACTTCTTGTATTATGAAACTAACCGTTAATGTACCAGATGCAAGACCTAGTATTATAAAATCCGTATATGTTGTAGTAGAAGAATAGTGTACAACATCTATACCAGGATTTCCTGGGGTTGCACTCGTGTACGTAGGTATTGCTACTACATTACTCGTAGAAAAAGGCGAATTATAAGTTATTCTGAGTCTTGCAGTATTTAGACCACTGGCAGGAGTAGTTGCAGTAAAACCACTTCCATAAACTATAGAAGCACCTGACCCATTTATTTGGGCTACGACTTTACCTGAAATAATATTATTTATTGTAGTTCTTTCGTTTAATCTTAGCGATCCTCCTTGGAAAAGACTATTCCCTATATTTAAGGAGTTTGTTATATTTCCCCCTGATGCGTTAACATTTCCCCCAAAAGTACCAGTACCACTTATATTAAGATCTCCTATACCATTAATAGCTCCTTTTGCACTTATAGCTGAATCAGATCCCGCACCAGATACTCCAATAGCTGCAGAATAATCTATAGGCTGTCCGATAGCTATATTCTGTCCTGAATTGCTCACAAAGAATCCCGTAGCAGGAAAAGGAACAGGATTTCCGGATGAATTTTCTATAGTCCGGGAAGCTCCGACTGCTATAGCAACGGAGTCATTAGCATTTGCCCCAGTGGAAGCTACATTAGGAATAAATGATGTTATTTCTATCCCGTTAGGATAATTATTCACAGTAAAACCAGCTGCATTTAAAGAAAATCCCTTACCGCCTGAGGTAGTAGAATAGAGATTTCTAGAAATCTTGAGATTTGAATTGCCCCCTATAGGTCCATTTTGATTAATCCCTGTTGGATTAAACGCTGATTGAGGATTATTAGTACCTATAGTTTGGACTCCTGTTACTAATAAGCTATGATTAGATCTAATAGCTCCACCACTAGTAAATGTTGATCCTGTTAAAGATCCTAATAACGGAGAAAGAATAGACGCAGAAGCTCCTATAGTAACGCCCCCAGTAGCAGATCCTGAAGGACCCCATAAACTTAATAATGACTCATTTAATACCCCTATGTTTATTTTATTAGATCCCCCAGTACCATTAGCAAATACATCAAGCCTCCTATTAGAATTCTTAGTCTCTATAATAGTTCTAGTAGCAGCACTTAAATAGCTATAAGTACCTGCATTTGAAAATGTAGTAATAGAGAAAACTGGTCCGGAAGCTCCAGAGTTAGTCACAGCATTTGATATGTTGTGATTATAACTTATTAATGGATTATTAGTAAAAATATATCCAGTCCCTGCAAAAAATTCTTGTGTTATACTAGGACCTGTTCCAGATCCATCAAAAATGCCGTCGCCTATTATTGTTCTAGGAGAATAATTAACACCTTTAGTTTTTACTTGTATACCAGGACCGAAGTTAGGAGATGTTACAAATAATTGCGGGTATCTCCCAGAAGCTTCAGAAGGTCCTGTTGTTTGGATACCTCCTGAATTATCTCCGGTTGGATTATTATATCCAAACATTGAATGTCCTTCTACAAATAATACACCTTTATTATTATTAGGCGCAGATGGATCGCCGACAAAAAGATTCCCTGTGTGTGTTGTAGATGTTTTTCCGAGGCTTAAGTTTCCATTAACAGCCAATCTTCTTGAATCATCGCCAGATTGTTTAAACTGGCCAGTACCCAAACCTACTCCTAAACCGGTAGAATTTGCAAAGATCGGTGCATTTGATAAATTTGAAGGAGTTCCCGAAGACTGATTAGAAAATTCAAAGAATCCTCCGTTGCTACTACCATCTACAAAAGTACCTTTATTAATGGAAGAGGTCTTAAGTAATATATTATCGTTGGTGGATGCTGCACTTATTTCACTGGTACTTAAAATATTTATACCGGATTCTGCAGTTGCTCCATTAGATACTATACCTATAGATCCCTTAGGATTGGTAAGATTGATACCATAAAATCCTGGACCAGCTCCTGAAGCTCCTGAAGGATTAAAAGAAAGATCCCATCCAAAGTATGGATTATATAAGCTACTAGAAGATCCAGATCCTCCTGGAGTTACATCGTAAGTAGATCTACCAAAACTTATTAATTTTGTTCTATCATCTTTAGTTGCTATTTTTAATTTAGAATTTTCAAAATTTAAATTATCTATAGCTGTACCGCCTGGGGTGTAACCCGAAACGGTGGAATCAGATAATACTAAGCTCTTGTCATCAGCAGTAGCACCAGCAATTAAAATAGCTTGCGCAGTTGCTCCTCCTATTATATCTATAGGAGTTATTTTCTGGAATAAGTCACCAGCATTTAATCCGTATCCAGTATTAACCCATCCAGTAGCAGTAAATACATAAACATCCTGATTTGCCGAGTCTGGATCTAACCAATAGTCTCCAAGTGTTGGATATGTCCATGGATTTGAACCAGTAATTCCTCCTGAAGCTGGTTGTGCATCTTGTACGAACCATTTAGTTCCAGAAGGTCCTTGAGCTCCTTGAACTCCTTGAGGTCCTTGGGGTCCGATAGGTCCAGTTGGTCCTATTAATCCTTGGGATCCTTGAGGTCCACCACCAGCACTAAGTATCTGATCAAAATTATAATTTAATTTGTCAACTATAGTGGATTGGTTGTCTCCCTGTAAAATGTTTAATATATTAATCTGTGGCATCGCTTATTATAGTTGTATTATATATCAAAAATTCATCCCTCTATTAAATTTTTCCTATATCTAAAGAAAAACAAACTGAATAGTTAAAAGAAGGGTCTTTAGGTATTCTAAATTCATATCTTAAATCATTAACCTTAGTATATCTAATCTCATCTGAATTAAAATAACCATTAATCAATTTCTGATAATCTGCTAAATCACCTATCACCGGTGTTAGTGTTTGGTTAGCAGTAATAGGAACTTTTTTAAGATATCCTTTGTTTAATTTAGACTGGAATATAGGAATTATATTCTGTGTCATATATTCTTTAAAATCATCGTCTACATCGGATGTGCTACCAAATCCAAATTCTGGTACGATAAATTTATTAAATGATTGTTTACCACCATCGTCTAAGAAATATCTATTTAATATCCTATCAATTAGTATAACACCTTTCAATTCACTAGGATTATTTTCCCATAGTATTTCATAATTTGGATAGTTGTTATAGTTTAAATCTAAAACATCTTTTAAAGATTGAGGATATATTAATTGCTTCTGTGAGTTTATTAGATCAGGAGTTTGCATAAACTTACTTCCAAAGAAAGATTTTTGCTCCTTCATTACTCTAGTTCCTGGAAGATTTGTATAACCAGTAGGTCCCGAATATTCTCTATAAAAACCAGGATCCCAAGAGCTTTCAAATATTGAAAGATTCCTTTTATCTACTGGAGTTTCACCTATTATAGTGTATACTGGATCATATGGGGAATTCTGACCTATTCTAAATATCCATTGAGGTGAATATTTATAATAATTAACATTTTTAGAAACTCCAAAATTATCCTTATATGGACCAAAAGAGCAATAGGAGTATTCTATAGAATCTATTACCTTTATATTTCCTCCCATATATTTCCCTCCTTCTGCTACATAATAAACAGTTACAGGAAAATCATAAGGAACTACTAATTCTATATAAGATCCAGGAGTTCCTGGTGTTCCGAATAAAGCATATCCCTGAGATAAAGAATCCGAAGATATATTATTACCTATGTTATTCTCTGAGAAATAAATCTGGTATCCAGTATTACTAGAATCACTCAAATCAAAATAGTAGGTAATTCCTTTTACTAAATTTATTTCTTCTTGTGATATCCCATTTATTTCTAAACAATAAGTTGATCCTATGTCATAGTTTAGTGATTGATCAGTTTTTTCAACTACTTTAACAAAGAATGTATTAGATTCTGGTATTACCCACACAGGAGCATCATATTTTACATTTTCAAACTTTAAAACTTCTCTAAAGCTAGGTACATATTCTCCTCCATATCTATAAAGTTCACTCTCTCCGATAATATCCTCTGTTTCATAACCCACATTAAATACACTAAGTTCTTGTGGTTTATCTGTTATTTCTTTTGTTACGATAACAGAATCTTGTTCAAAGAACGAAGGTCTTATAAACTCAAGTACAAATTGATCTTCTAATAATTTTGTAGTATTGGTTGTTTCGTCCCATTCATATGTTAAATAATCTATATAAGGATATCCAGTATTTACCCAAAGAGAAATATTAGCAAATGATATTTTTTCTAATATATTTTCCCAGTACGAGATGCCTCCCTGTCTTTGATATATCGGTATATTAGATATAGAATTATAATTTGCTATTGTAGGTATATCTACAGGTCCGGGCACTCCTATATCGCTAAAATTAAAGATATAATTTGGACTAGTGTTAGTGAAGTTTACAACGTCCTGTCCTACTCCAGTAGGAAAGGGCAGAGTATATCCGCTATAAGGAGATGGTCCAGCAATTCCATAGAAAGATCCTGGACCAGTAGATCCAGTAGCAGAAGGAATCACGCTAGGTAAGTATGTGAAGTTTATTTCGTCCCTTAGATCTGTCTCATAATTTGGATTAGGTATTATATAAATCTCGCCCTCTGCTCCAACTGTTCCTGGATTTACTGCTGAATATAAACCCTGTGTATTAGGAGTAGATGATATATTAAGAGCGGATGATAATTTTATATCACCAACAACAGGAAGTTCTATAGAGCCAGAAGGAAGCCAAGTACTTGAAGTAGTTGGGAAATATGAGCTATCTAGTTTATCTCTTAATGAATATAATAGGAAATAATCAATATCTAAATATTGTTTTTCTGGACTTATATCCTCGAAATTTAAAACTCTTGAATCATCTATTAAAACCTCTATTAAAAATGTTATATTTTTAAAAGTCCTATTCTCTATAACCTTTACTTTAACAGGAACTTGTATTTCGTCAATTATGTTTCTTACGGGAACTATAACGCAAGAGAATTTATAATCATCATAGAATCTATCATCCTCTATGTACTTTATAGATTCTCCTTGAGCGTAGTCAGTAAATGTTCTCTTTATTCTTATTTTAGCTCCTCTATAAAGTGTTTCACAGAATTTACTTCCACTATTAAAATCAAATATTGAATATCTTTCAGTAAGATCAATATCCATTATTGTAGAGCTCCCGGGATAATATGAACTTAAATCGTCTCCCTCTATAGAAAAATAATCTAAAAAGTAATCTCTTAGTGCAGGGTTTGTATCACTTAAATAACTTAAATTTATCTCTTCCGCAAGGTAATTCTTATCTATATGTAAACTATCCTCTGGTAGAGAATATGGAGGCTTTTGTAAATGATACCACTCGTGAGTAAAATACTGAGGATCCTGCGCTCTTCTAAAAAAGCTAGGTGAAAAATTTAAAGGGCTAAAAGCTATATTAGAATTTAGTCTGTATCCATTCCCTCTAATATCTGTTCCTCCTCTATAAACCCATTTAGTTATATAAGGACTAACTCTACTATTTGTTGCATAAGCAGGATTATAGTTGTCTTGAGTATAATCATATTCAGAATATAATTTACCAAAATTTAATTGCTTATATTTTGTATCAATCCCTATTTCATTGTCTATGTATTCTATAGCTTGGATCCCGTAAAATCCAGGGAAAGCATCTAGATCCGGATAAAAAGAGTAATCAAAATTACTAGGATTAACCCCTACTGTTACATTACCTCTTGATGATAGGGTAGGAAATACGTTGGATTCAGCAATAGATGATCCAGTAACTAATCTATATTGATCCTCCCCTGCTACTCCCTCAAAAAAGTCTGGCCCTGATATAGTATTAGAATTATATTCTATAGAAGCTCCTGCAGATACAAAGTATGTCTTACCTTGTGTTATTTTAGTAGTTCCATCTGGCTGTGTATCTAAATGTTTATAATACTCTTCGGTAGGCGTATATCCATACTGACTGTACCAGAAGTCCATATCAATTTCCCTTAATCCATAGAAAGAAAATATACCTAAAGTAGCATCATAAGTATTGAAAGCAGATATCGTCCCAGATGTTCCAAAGGCTACAGATTCGGTAAAATTAGCTATCTCAAGAGTCGCATGAGTTTCAAAATCTTTAAGTCCTACTATTTCCCCCTTTGAGTCTTTAGCATATTGATCTATAAATCTGTACTTACCAACTACTATAGATGCTCCTTTATTTGAATACTCAGGTAAATTACTAAATGAATCAGTAGATGTATTTCTTATAGTCTCTATAAAAGTTTCACCTACCTCTATTTTATTTGCATCTTCTATTTTAACCTTAACTCTAGTTCTAGAATAATTGGATCCTCCGAGAAAGGATTGTCTTTGATTTATATCACAAGTATCTTTTTCGTTTATAAAAACCGTTCCCCTCTCAGAATCTGGCATTCTTTGTAGGGTAGTAAAGTCCTTAAAGAAATCTAAATAGTATTTTTTATTTTCCTGTAATCCTGTTGCATTAGTTCTTATTACAACCTCATCGCCAGAATTAAAAGATTCAAAAGAATTATAATTAAAGCTATTAAATATACCAGTTAAAGCTTCAGCAATTTTTTCATTCGTTCCAAAAGGATGGTAATAATAAACACCGTCTTGTGCATAAAAGCTTCCTGGACCCCACTCATCAATACTGGATGAAAGATCCGAAGCTTTTATTATGTCATACTTAGCTCCTGGATTTCCGTGATAGCCAAGAGGATTATAAAATATAAAAGCATTTTCACTATAATTATTAAGTTCCTTACCTATTCTAATTACACTATATCCTCTTCCTTTTTCCCCTGTTGTTACCGCCGGATATTGTTTTTTAGTCTTTACATCCTTACCAGTAAATACCGATAGATCTATTGAAGTGTTCTGTATTACTAATTGATTTTCGTATCCGTTTAATCCATATAAAGAATATAAAGGGTCAGGTGAGGAAGTACCATAATCTTCGTATCTTTTTAGGGAGTGAAAATTACCATTCTTATCTTTAACCCAGAAAAGCTTAGTCTGCTCTAATACGTTAACGTCATCAGAATTTGGAATTATTCCAGATATTTTAGAAGGATCCAAATAAAGTCTAACCCCATCATCATTATATTGAAAATATGTATTTTCTTGATCGTAGTATCCTTTATTATTTTTCTCTGGTATTGGCGTATTTCCAGATTCACCTTGACTTTTGTAAAGTGCATCTCCATCTAATTTAAATTTAGCTATATCTGGAGCATTAACATAAAGTCCAAAATATCTGTTTATAGTGTAGTTTGAAGAGTCATTGTCATTAAATAAGAATTCAAGATTTAATAACTTATAACTTATTACTCTATTATTACTAAAACCATTTGTTATAAAATCCTCAAATCCTATTTGCGTCTCTGGGTTTTTATAATAATCAATTAAAAAATCACCTCTCTTATCAAATATACCAACTTCATAATTAACACCATTAAAAGTAGTTAATTGATCATTCTCAAATCTAACATCTATTAAGCTATCAGTATATCCAGGAGTTGTTTTTATTTTTCTTAAATACTTACCTATATTAGAATCTGCAGTTAAATCAAAACTAGCTACTACTGTAGATTTAGGTAATATCTTATCATAAAAATGATTTTCCGTGTCCTCAACATTACCTATGTTGTAAAGCGGATCTAAAAGAATTACAGATCCTTGTCCTTGTACAACAGTAAAATTAAAAGCAGTTGCAGTAAATACGTTTCCGTCAACATAAGTCTGAGATCCTGAAGAAACAGTAAAAGGAAGATAACTAGGATCTTGAGGATCCACTGTAATATCTTGTAATACTTTATACGTTTTACCAACATTCAATGATGTTACAGGAACCTTATATGAATAATCTATAGGATCATTAAGCTTAAATATCACAAAGTGATCCGGAATATCTTCTCCCAACCAAAGTGGAGCTAAGTATGAAAAATCCTCGCTATACTTATCAGATATTAAAGGAGAAACACCCGAGCTATAAAAGAAATTATAGCTATCTGACAAATCTTTTATTTGATTCTGAATTGGATTCCCCTCTCCAATTAATCCAAAAACAAATTGAGAAGGTGTTTTACCTTCTCTTAAAAATTTGTAAAGATCTTTATCATAAGAGGTTTCTGGAGATATCCTAAATCCTTTGTAATAACTATTAGCCATTTCCGAATTAGAATCTATGGAATTAAGCCATATATCACTTTTGGAATCTACAGTTATCTTTACATTTCCAGATATCTTTGGATTGGCTCTAAGAACCCCAAAAGACGAATTTTGTTTAATTATTTTCCTTGCCACTTATTAGATAGTTGTTTTCTTACTTTGAGAATAAGCTGGTGAAACTAATGAAGTCTTAGTGTAATTTCCTGTTACTAGAACATCGAAAGAAAAAAGATCCTCATTCTTTACCTGTATATCTATTCCTATTTTCTTAGTATAGGTAATATTCTTTAGGTTACCTGCAGATCTCCATCCTCCAACATATCCAAGCTTATCTTGAGCTCTCATTTGGAAAACAAGTGGTATCGTTATAGCATTTTCTTGACCAAAATCTAAGGTCTTCTTTGCTAATTGGGTGGATCCTTCTATTTGAACTGCAGTATGATTAGTTGGCCCTAAAAATAGATAAGATCCACAAGAGAATTTACCACATAAGAACTCATCAGATTCAACGAATCCTAATTTATTAGGGTATGCGTTATCATCAGCACCAAAAGAAGAGGCAGGATTAGCTGAATAGTATTCAAGTTGTTGATACGAAGCACTTTGAAATCCTGGAATAGTACCATTAATATTAGTATCCGCTTCAAATCCTAGAGCATGTCTAAATGAGGGATATTCCATAGGTCCCGCAGGTAAAACAGATGGTCTAACTAAAGATCCAAAAGGAGAAGCCAAACCATCATTTATATCAGGATGAGATATATGTATACAGAATTCATTGAGATTTCCGTTACTGTCTGGTGATGCTCCAGTATAAGTTCCAATCCAAACATTAGCATTAGGTCCAGCTCCTGCAGGAGATCCAACAGGATCATAAGGCATGATTATACCGTCATTATTTACAGGAGAACCATTAACAGTATTACCTGTAGTAGGGTTCCAAGTTAATGAAGTAGGTGGAGCAAAATAAAGATCCTGATCTAATCCAACGCTCTTGTATCTGTTATATACAAACTGTGAATAAGCATTGGCACTTTGATATCCTGAAGCTTGTATGAAAGATCCAGGTGTTGTAACATTAACATCACCGCTAGCTATTCCTGAAAGTTGAACAGGTGTATTTCCATATTTTCTGTTGTTGTTGTAATCCGCTTGTCCAACAATACTATTAGGTGCTTTTACACCTTGTCCTCCGGGAATTAATGAGGAGAGTTCTAGAGGTGTTGCTGATTCGTTTCTTAGCTCTATATAATAAATTGTACTAGCAATTTTACCTCTATTACTTGGATTTGAAAGGTCTATAATTTGATCATAGTATCCAGCAAACAAGTTTACTGTACTTCCTGGATTTATCTTATTAGAGGTATTCCCACTTCTTAAGTAAACTCCAAGAGTACCTTTAGCTTTAGCAATAAGAGCTCTAAGAGATTGTAATTCATTATCGATTTGTGTTAATTTTTGGAAAAGATCTAAAGCTTTTCCTGTAGCATCGAAAAATCCAGAGGCTATTACTGATGAATTATGTGCAAAAAACTTATCACCTGATGTAAATTGTGTTGATAAATGCTGTCCCAATCCTTGTGCTTGTAAATCGCTTTGTACTCTAGCAACAGCAGTATCTGTATTATTCTGAACAACGAAAGATGAATTGTCGACCTGAACTACAAGATCAGGTGGGAAATCGATTATTGCTGATGTAGACCAATCAGAAGTAAGAGGATTAGTTGGCCACCCAGCTTCAGATATAGACTGAACTTGAATTTCTACCTTCTCACCCTTTGTGATCGCAATATCTAACTGGTTTATATTTACAGTATTAGCATCGCTGACATCCTCTATTTGCCAAATATATGTTCCAGTATTAGTGTCATATACTTTCTTTCTTACGTCGCTTTTAAACTGTGTCCAGTTTGTAAATTGACCAGTTTTTTGTACGCCGTTATTATCAATATAATCAATCTGATCTACTCCATTAGGATTTCCAGTAGTTGAAAGATATCTATATCTTACGTTAAATTGAACTATATTTTGCTCACCAGTTTTAGCATCGATTATTGGCTCCGGTATAGGCCAAAATCCTCTTACTCTATACTTAGGAGCTTCAGTAAGCTCAGGAACTGTTATAATTAGATTGTTTATCTCCGATATAGTTGTAGCTATTAATTCTGTCTTAGATCCTTTATCTTTAGTAAGTGAGCTTATCTTATCATTAAGTTTTTTTGTCTCTGCTGTTGGTGTGCTACCTGCAGAAGTAGTAGTTAACTCAGATATTTGTTTCCTAGTTTGATCTATAGCTCTATCAATAGAATCTATTTCGTTCTTAAGGGTATTCTTTACTTTTACTTTATCTTTAAAAGAAACACTCTCCTTAGAATTAGTAATTTGAGAATTTACTCTTACTACCTTAAAATTACCCGGAGAAACAACAGGTGCAGAAGGAGTTTGTCCGTATATAGCAGGTATAGTATTATCTTTTGCAGATGCTATAAATATTTTACCGAAATCAGAAACTTGTGAATTGTAAAATGCCTCTAATGTTTTTACACCATCAGATGTTGTTATCTGTAATTCGTTAGACCAGAAACAAATACCTGGACTGTACTTACTAGAAGCTATGTTAAAGTCTCCATCTATAGATTTAATAAATACTCCTTGTCTCTCATCAAATCCAACATTTACTTCTACCTGTCTATTTGATAAAACATTGGAGTATATTGTCAAAGATGAATCCCCTATCTGTATTGCCTCAAATCCAAATAATCTTTTAACAACTATAGTTTGGTTTGTAACATCAATAGAAGTTATTTCATATTTAGTACCACCTGATGTTATTAAAAGATCGCCTTTAGATAAAGTTCTAGAATTTTCAGTATCAGATAAAACATCATTGTATTTTAATGTGTTCAGTTTATATTTTCTAACAGTATTAGTTGTTGTTACACCATTTACAGTTGTTTGTATCTCCTCATCAAATATTCTTAAAACTCCGAAAGATCCAGTGTATCTTATAGTTCTTAAATCTAAACTGTTTATTTGCTCGTCTACAAAATATTGAATTCCCTGACTATCTAAAGAAGCTGTGAAATCAGCATCTGTAATATCATTTCTTCCTTTAAGATTGTTGTCAAAGTATTGCTTTTGTACATCTGATTGTGTATTAGCAATAATTCTTTTTACGTAGACATTCTCCGAATTTTCGGGTATTTGATTCTCTACATCAATTTCTATATAAAGAAGAGGATTTAAGAAAGACTCGAAAAACCAATTATTTCTAGCTTGAAAAGTTCCGGGAACCTGTAAACTAGAGGGAGAAGAAGGATCTTTTAAAGTTTTAGATTGGTATATTTTAGCAACAGTACCATCAGCATTTCTAACATTTGCTTTATTATCCTCTAACCCAGATAATGCTTTTATGTTTTGATCTAATCTGTTAATCTCGGTTTTTAAAAATCCAAAAGAAGGAACCTGTATATTTTCCGAAGTGTTATCATCCATCAAGAATTCAATCTCCACTGAATCCTTAGATGATGTAGTAACATCATTTAACTTGTTTATAATTTCCAAAGAGTTCTTTTGTAGTCTAAGGAATTGTGCTATTAGTGATGAAAATGAATTTTTAGTATTCGACATTTTTTTTATTTTATTTGATCAACTTCAAATATTAGGTTTTTATCATCTATACAGACTATATCAAATATAGGTTTATATCCAGATCCAGAGAACTGTACATTTAAAAATCCAGCAACAACAGAAGAATAAGGGACACCGGAAGGAGCTGATTTAGGAAACTCACCTAGAGCATCTGTTAATATCACTAATGAATAATTTCCTAAATCAATATCATCTCCAATAACGAGTCTTAACACTTGTCCTTTTTGCCATTTATTTATGCTATCATCTATCTTTATAACAATATCATTGTTTGCTGTTATAGAGATACCATTATTTTTATGCTTTAAATAGTTAGTATAAATTGAAAGAGGTATAGTGTTACCAGCTACAGGATTTATAGTAAATAAAGAATTTCCAGATATGTTATAGTCTTGCTGCGTAACATTAACCTTTAAGATATTAGGTGTGCTTCTATCTACTGATGTTCCATCACCATCTTTTAATAAATCAAGATTGTATGACATATTAATAGAAGTCTGATTCTGTAATATATTGTCAATCATATCGCTGTTATTCTCGATAAGACTTAAAATATCTTGAGTGTTATCGAAAAGAGCTTGATTTGCTTGTAAAGAAGCTTCTAGAACATCTAATCTTGCTTTTATCTCTGTACTATCGTCAGTGTTTATTATTAGATCTTTAAGATAGTTAATCTCTTCCTGCATAGCAGCTATCTGTAACGTTCTATCGTTAAGATTCTTAGCAGCATCTTGTAGAACAGTAGCAGCATCCATGAATATAGAAAGAGAGAATGAAGAGTAATCGTTTATAGCTTGCTCTACTCCTGTGCTTTCTACATCAGTGTCAAATTTTAAATTTATTTTAAAACCATAAGAATTACCATTAAGTTTGGTAATTGGATCTGGCTTAAATTTCTTAAATGATGGTAACTTAGCAGCATTTGTTGAAACTGGCTCTGGGTCATTTAAGAAAAGGATTCCGTATAAATTCGTTTCAGAATCTGTTGGATTATTAGGATCATAAACATCATAATAAACTAAAACAGCATTAAATTCAAAAGAAGTAGTAACAGGTGTACCGTTCCATTCCTCAATAGTTGAAATTCCAACATAATTTTGAATAGCTTTATAAGAAGCAGGATCAAAATCTATTTGTACTCCATCAAGATTACTTCTATTATAAGTTACAGAATAACTACCAGGTCCTGATGCAGCTACATATTTTTCTATTTCAAAATTGCTGCTATCGAAAAAGCTAGCTTCTGTAAAATAAGAATTAGCTTCATCTCTTGGTGAGTACCAGTTATTTGTAAAAGATCCAGTTGCAGAAGTTCCACTAACTCCAGGTTCTCCTAAAACGTCTTGGTCAAATATAGCTAATTTTGGAAGTCCATTAGGTCCGTATAAACCAGAAGCAGAATCTCTTCCTTGTAGGTATTCAGTATCTGTAGGATCTTTTGGAAAGTTTGTAAATGTCCTATCTGGATAGTAGTTTTCGTCTGCAGTAGTTTTAAATAAAACATAAGGAGTACCACCATCTCCAGTAGGAATGTGTATATAAACTTCAGAATATGCGTTCTCGGAATTTTGTACAGAGTTTACAACATCAATATCTCCTATGTACTGTACTATTCTTTCGTATCTAGGATTAGGACTTCCGTTACCACTTAAAAGTGTATCTTCTTCAACCCATCTTTTATCAGAGTAAGGATATCCGTCTTTTGTTGTTGTTAGTGTTTGATTTAATGAAGCAACTACTTCATTTGTATTTGCAGATCTATATCTAACACCTCCTAATTCTTTAATCCATTTCCAAAAAACTCTTTCAGATACGTTTCTTTTTAATTCCTGATTATAGTTAGGATCTGATATAACAGTAGATTCTAAATTTAAACAGTAGTTCTGAAAAGATATCTCGGGTGATGGACTTAAATTATTAGGATTTGAAAGTATGAAATCACCATAAGCAGCATCTAAGAAAGTAGTATCAATGGCATTAAACTGTAATGTGTTTTCACCATATGAAGGTGAACCAAATTCAGGAAGCTTTAATAAAGCATACTTAGAAAATGTAAATTTCTTTAATGAGTTATTAAAGGTTAAAGATAGATCTTCCGAAGCAGAAGAAAATGTGTAAAATGTACCTCCCTGTACTGCTATGGGTCTTATATAAGGTGTCTTTGCCATTTATTAATACTTAATTAGTATGTGAATCCTTGTGTGTCGTTTATAACCACCCAAGATCCTTTTTGTGTTGCAGCTCCTTGGTCAATTCTTGGCTCCCACATAATAGCGATAGAAGACTTATATTGATTTCCTGGTGTTTGTATAGAAGGATCAGAATATGAAGCATCACCTGTAGAGAAACCTGTATAGTATTCAGATCCACCTGGTCCGGTTACTCCAGTAGCTATTAATCCTGTGGTAGTAGCTGTGTCTATTAAGGTTAGAGTGTAACCTGCAGGAATATCAGAAGCAGTTGCTCCAGAACCTGTTGATGCGTAAAAGAAAAATCCTGTAGCGTTTGCAACATCAGCAGTTGCACCCGAAACATAGTCTGATTGTATATAGATAACATTTTCTGTTAGTGTTAATTGGTAAGGGGTTGAGAAAGTTCCAGTTACACCCGCTCCTGGAGCAGAAGGAAACGCTGTAGTAGAACCTACTATCGATTTTCTATTAGTATTTACAAAATTACCAGAAGCTCCTATACTTACTCTCCCCTCTAGATTAACAACGCTTTGGAAAGTTGCTGTTGCTCCAAAATTGGCTGCTCCAGAAGCTGAAAGTGCATTAGCTTGAAGAACATTTGAAAAAATACCAGTGGCTCCCGCAACAGTATTTGTAAATATAATTGATCCTCCACTTGCACCAGTTCCGTATATCTGAATCGTAGGAGATCCTGAAGCGGGCATCACCAAGCTGTTAGATAGAAGAGATTTAGATTTTATTTGCCCACTGGATGCACTAGAAACGTCCAATGATCCAGTCAACACATTAATATTAAAAGTGTTCTCTAAATCATTATAAGCGTTCTCTAATAGTAAAAAGTTAGCATTAATAGTTAATCTTGATCCTGAAATAGAATCCGTTCCAAGGATTTCGGTAATTGTAATTGCCATTTGATTTTTCTTTTTTTGATATATATCCTGTATTTATTACTTTAAGAAAAGACAGGCTGATTATTAAACTGTGAAACATCGAATATGTTTCTCAAAATAAAAAAAATCTTATGACAGGAAGCAATTGGACTCAAAAAAGAAAGCCAAAAAATCCCATTAAATTTAAAATCAATTTAAATGAGGAGCAAAAAGATGCTAAAGCCATCATATTGGAAAACCCGGTTAATGTTCTAAAAGGAGCAGCAGGATCAGGTAAAACCCTATTAGCAGTTCAGATAGCTCTGGATATGCTATTCAATAGGGAAATAGAAAAACTAGTTATTACTAGGCCAACTGTTGCAAAGGAAGATATTGGATTTCTTCCAGGAGATTTAAAAGAAAAAATGGATCCGTGGTTAGCTCCTATTTATGCTAATCTAGAAATGGTCTACGATAAAACCAAAATTGAAAAATTAATGAGTGAGGGAATTATTGAAATTCTGCCTTTCCCTTTTATGAGAGGTAGAACATTGGTTAATTCTTGTGTAATAGTAGATGAGGCTCAAAACGTAACTATGAGTCAAATGGAAATGGTTCTTGGAAGACTTGGTATAGGATCTAAAATGATGATATGTGGTGACACATCTCAGATAGATTTAAAAAACAAGAAAGAATCGGGACTAGATTTTATGAACATGCTAGCAGCAAGAGTTTCTGGGGTTAAGGTTATCACATTAAAGAAAAACCATAGACATCCTATAGTTCCTGAAATCTTAGATGTTTATAGAGAATATACGACTTAAGATTTATAGAATTAATCTATTTGAAATCTAGATAAAGGAGGGAATCCCAATTCCTTCCTATCGTAGTAAATAGTTCTCAATAAGTAATCCTCAGGATTTACAACTTCAGGTTTTAGATCTCCTGCAAAAGCTTCTTTATGATCTATAACCCTTATCATACCTTTGTGCTCGGTTTCATATATGTTTCCGTTAGCATCTTGTAGTTCACAATAGATCGTGTAAAATCCAGCTTTTAAGAAAGTCCATATAAAGTATGGACTTCTTCTTATTTTTACTATTGTTTCGCCAGTCTCTGTATCAATAAGAGTCCATATATGATTCTTTTTACCAGGTATTAATGAATCTATAGGATTTATAAATATAGTGGTAGCTAAAGGAATTTCAAATTCTTTATCGTATAATTTTTCTTCTTTCCAAGACCAAGAATGAGACCCAAGCCAAGATTGCACACCTCCTATTTTTAATCCGCTCTGGAATCTTTGCTTAGGTATTTTACCAAGGAAAGCATCCAAAGATCCTCCTGGAGGTGATAGTACAACATAAGGAGAAAATTCTGATTCACCCTCAAAATATCCAGTTAAATAAATATTCTCCTCGTGGTCTAATACTAAATCAGCTCCTGAATCATTATTAAGACCTCCAGCAGTAACTATATCAACTAATAAACCTTCCTGATTAAACTTAGTTAAATATATGTCTGTACCTCCTCTAGATTCTATTTCCTCTGGAGAGAAATATGCAGGTGAGGTATAAGATCCTGTTATATAAACATTCTCCTCTGAATCACTTTCTATATCATAAGCAGTGTCTCCCGATTGACCTCCACACATTTTCATCCACATTAATTTTCCAGTGGAAAGTAGTTTAAGTACAAATATATCTGTTGATCCAGGAAATGATGAGATTTTTTTACCTTCAATCTCCATAGTTCCATCAAATGAACCAGTAACTAAAACATGTCCTTTTGGATCTATACATATAGAAGTAGATCCAAACGACGTAAGTGAATTGTCTGCAAAACTATCTGCCCATAGACATGAACCATCTCCAGTCGAGAATTTACCAACAAACATATCAGGATTTCCTACCCCATTTAGTGTTATAGGTCCAAGATCAATCTGTGTATTAAAAACTCCTGTTAAATATAAATACTCCTCTTTAAGTACTGCTAATTCGTATGCTTTTGAGTATGTTGTTGTGGTTAATTGTTTAGCCCATACAAAAGATAATGAAGGATCGATCTTTGCAATAAAAGCGGAATCCTGACCTGTAGAGGATAAAGAATATGTACCTAAGGTAAGATTACCTTCAAATGCTCCACATATATAAATATTTTCATACTTATCAACTTTAATATCTCCAAGAAATTGGTCCGGTGTAATAGGTATATTAATTGTATTTAATAATGTACCGCCTGAGTTGTATTTGTTTATTTCTATAAATCCTGTAAGATTATTATCACAAGCTACATAGATATTTCCGTTTGTATCTGTTATAACTGATCTAGCATAAATTGGTCCTTGTGGAGATGTTGAAGGTACTGATGTAGCCCATTGTATAACTCCTCCCTTATTATATTTAGCAATGTAAACTCCTTGATCTAGACTATTTAGATAAATGTCCTGAGATCCTATATTATTTACTTCACCCATAAATATGGTACCAGTAAAATCACCAATAGCTATGATATCACCTTCATTATCTACAGTAACTTTTACACCTTGATCCGGGTTACTATTTCCTAATGTTATAACCCATTCAAAATTGTCAAACAGATCCCTAGATTTTTTCTGAGCTATCCTTTCTATTTGTGAATTTTTCCAATATGGTTCTTTGTTTGCTTTACCGTTTATAATATCGCGTAGCGGAGCGTATAAGAAGACATCATCAATGTTTAAAGATGGAAACTGATCTTTAAGACGATCGATGCTATAACGCTGCCAAATAGGCTTGTACCAAGAATATCTATCGACATTAGGCATGATAGGTCTGGTGTAATCAGAATTTAAAGTGAGGTTATCATTAAAAGGACCAACTATAAAACTAAATCCTAATTGTGATTCACCAATACCGGAATTGTAAATATTTTCTACAGAAGGTAAAGGTGTTGATGTATCGTGATAAACGAAGTCCCATCCATTAGGTCCAGCAGACTTAGATGTTGCATGTATGTGCGGTATAACATAATCAAGTTTTCCTATCTCACCATCTTCAGTAAGGAATATTAAATTCTTTGGATAGGTTATTTGTCCATTTTTAATTGTTTTCCAAGGAGCAGAAAGCATAGTTTTTCCGTGGAATACGTTACAAGGATTGATTAATGTAGTTCCATCATTCCTATATAAAACATTAGTAAAGAAATATCCATCAAAGAAATACAATTCAGTGTCTCCAGGAGAAGCAGAAGGATCAATAGTAAACCAGATATTAGCATTTCCAGTCTCTACTATATTACCAAATATTCCTGAAGATATTTCTGGATTTGTAGATGAATTCCATACTGCCCATCTTATATGATCCCAATATGTTAATCCAGATGCAGTTCCAATCCATTTATGTTTTAATTTATCTATTTCTATAGAATAAACATCGTCGTCAGGAAGTCCTGAATTAGATGATGTGTAATTTTTAAATCCTACCCCGTCAAATCTAGATAAACCAGCATCTGTTGCTATCCATAGATACCATCCATTAATACCATAATATTCTAATTTAAGATCTCTTATATTATCAGAAGGTATATCAGAATTATTGGTTGTATAAAGTCTCCATGATTTAGCTGATGAATCATAAAATAAAAGTCCGTCAAAAGATGGAGAGGAATTACAGGTAAATGCTGCAAATATATCTCCTCTCTGCGGATTTATTTCTATAGATGTTATACTTGAAGCAGCTATTGGACTAACAGGATTACCTGCATTATCTACAAAATCACTAACCGAATATGCAAAGCTTTGTGTAGGATCCTTCTCGTTTATTTTCACAAGAGGAGTTAAATTGTTTTCTATCCCTATCCATTTTACATCGTTTCGGTCTATCTTTATACAATTAGTAAGTATAGAAAGACCAGGCATCACACTATTAGAAGAATCATAAACAGTGTAATTAGCACCATCAAATCTAATAACATCCTCACCAGTAACCCAAATATCCCCATCTGCGTCCCAAGCTACCCCAGTAGGTTGGAAAAGAACAGGAGAATAAGTAGGTACTTTATAAAAAGTCGATGTTATATTCTTAGGTCCGGGATTAGTACTAAGATCCGGAGATATAGGATTGCTGTTTATATAGAAATTATTTGGAAGCTCTGAAAATCCTCTAACAGCATAATCAAATCTTTTTATATTATCGTCAATAGAATCATTCAATTGATCTGCAGCTTCGCTTAGATCCAAATAACTATTTCCTGGAGAATCTGTTTCTCCGAATACTACACCTAAAGAATCCTTAGTTACTCTAACTTTATCTCCATATTGAAGTGAATAAAGATCAAATCCCCCAAGCCAATCATTATGATAATCGTACATATCCCATGTATGTGCATAAGCTTTTTCAAATTGGAAATCCTCGAATGTGTCCCAAGAAAGACCTTTAGTTCCCCAGAATCTCATCTCCTTCTTAGGTAGAAAATTGAAATTATATTCTAGGTATTCTTCCCTCTCGTTTATACCTCCAGAAAAAGTACCAGTTGTTATGCTGCTTAAAATAGATCCTGTAACTTGTACTGAAAGTATCTTACCATTCCATAAATCTCCACTGTTATTAGGAGCTTGTAGTGTAAATTTCTTATATCCAGGAGTTGTTGAATCTATTAGATTTATAACTTTATATTTGGGAGTTAGTGGAGAAGAATTTATTGTACTATAGACTAAACTAGAAGTTGAATTTATATCCCCTTGAAAATTACAGTCAGCTATTAATAAAGAATCTGCAGTTATTTTAATATTACCCGATCCGTAAACGTATCCTCCTATTATAGCTGTAATAATTATCTCTGGTATTTCAAAGGCATTTAGTCCTGTTACTGTTATAGGATATTGTCCATAAGGAGATCCAGTAGAATCATATATCCATACAGTATCTCCAGAAGAATATCCATGAGGGGTATTTGTTGTTACGATAGCCAATGAATATCCAAAGCCATTATATGTACTAACGATATTGTTAATATCTACTTGATTAACTCCAATCTCAAAATCTATAGTTGCTTTAACTTCTGGTAATTTAGTTAATACCTCACATTGTTGACCTTCATTAAAATTATTAGAATACTCCGGATAATTTTCTATCATATCAGAGATATTTAAAATCTTATTTGTATTCTCAACTGGGAAGATCCACTGAGAAGGATAGCTTTCCCATTTTAGAGGAGCATTATCCCAATTATAAATCTCAGATTCTCTAAATCTAGTTATAGTATTTAATTCTATAGATCTTTTATCAACTTTTAAAATTGATCTTTTTATACCAAGAGATATAGAATTTAGAGTATCCCAAACTCTACACTTAATATTATATTCACCAACATAAGGAACGAAATGTACTAATGTTTCTAAATCAGGTAATCCTCCTCTTATCTGAAAGAAGTAAGGACTAATGTCATCGTCCTTGTATATAGTCCATTCTATCTCATAGAAATCTAAATAAGGTATTCTATCCCACGAATAAAAACCATTAGATTGTACAAAATTTTCATAGTACTCAAATGTATAGCTACTAAATCCTAAATTTGTTGGTGTTACTTTCCAATTTGAATATTGACCTGATCCTCTTACAGACATCATCTGGATATAGAGATCTCCAGTAATAGTGTTATAATCACCAGAACTACAATATCCCAAAATAAGATTCCCTGGGGAATCTATGGACTCAACTCTAACAAATAAAACCTCAGGAAAAGATGTATCAAACCAATCATTACCTGGACCTATATTAATGGTTACGTTAGATGGGAACGATGTAGGTAATGTAAAATTGCTAGTACTATTAACTGTTTGAAAAGGAGTACCAGGATTGCTTGATGTTGTACTATTATAACTTGCTATTTGTAATGAAGTAGTAGTTACAGTTGTATCAAAGGAATTCCATGTTGCACTTACATCATCCCAAGGAAGTGTAAATGTGTTATTCTTAATAATTACTGGGCATCCAGCAGGAAATACATATTCAGCACCATTTGAAAATAACTTATATCCTGGATAATCATAATCTCCATCTCCTAAAAATTTAGGCATGGTTCCGCTTTTTACATCATCATAAAAAGATTGAATCGCTGTTTCCCAAGAAGGAATAGTCGGTAACGGATACTCTTGAAAAAATGTATATGGATCTATAGTATTTCCATAATAACTTATACCCTCCTCTGTTCCATTTACAGCAGGATATAAAATTCCAGATTGATTTGGCTTAGTATAAAAAGGTCTAAGATCCTCAATGTATCCATTTTGTGGAAAAACCGTAAAGTCTACTTCTATACCTCCTTTTATTTCACTTATGTCTACCTGATCTGTCCACCCCCTTGTTTTATAAATATTGAAATATATCCCCTCTCCAGTAATATCAATTATCCTAGCATTAAGAGGTAGGTAATCTCTTTTTAATCTTTCCTTTAGTCCAAAAAGTTTTATAAGTACTTCTTCTGGACTAAAAGCAAAAGTATCTTCGACTACAGGATATCCATATTGATCTTCATCCTGATCCTCTACTACCCTATTTATATCATAGAAAAGTCCGAATAGTGCAGTCTTCTTAAATGATTTAGAAGGAAATAATTGTTCAAATTGTTTCTTTAAACCAAAAGTACCATCCTTATTTTTTCCATATACCTCTACTTGTTTAAATTTACCCTCATTTTCATCTTTTATTAAACTACTTATAAGCTCCAATCTATTCTGTCCTTCTATATTAGGCTTCTTTAATTGATTTAATATTTTTTGGTTCTGTTGTAGTGGGGTTAAAGTATCAGCATCATCTTTCTTTATGTTAAGCCAATACTCCTTAACTCTTAAATCATAATAACCGAAAAATTTTATAGCATTAAATAAAGATTTATAAGATCCTAGATAAGGAAATATACTCTCCCCTGTAAGTAATAATTCTTTTCTTTTCTTGTTGATTATTTCAAGATCTGGAAATTCTTCTTTTATATCTCCCTCCCTTACTATTAAGGCATCAGAAGCATTAAACTCTCTTCCGAAGTTTCCTAATAATACTGACAGTCTACTATCTTCACCTTCTACCTCACCATGAAATCCAACTTTTAAAATAGTAACTGGATTATTTGGATCTGTATAATCCTCTAATATAAAAGATCTATCGTATATTCCTTCCAAATCAGAATTAAGTGCTATATTAATCTGCATCGAAGAAGGATTAATATCGTTCGTAACAACAATACCGCTAGGTGAAGCTATTGTATCACCAGGAACAACCTCAGGATAAAATTCTATATTGTTAGCCTTAACTAACACAGGAGAATCTAATTCGCCGTCTACTCCTAATTCATAGGTGTATATGATATTAGAAACATCAGTCTTACCATCATAATTAGACTCCCATCTAGTTCTCCATACAGGAGTACCAGGGCTAACTCCATAAGAATGTGGAAATCCATATTTTAATTCAGCAGAAGTATTTAGGAATTTTTCTATTATGAAGATGTGTTGTACTTCAAATAGTTTTTCAGAAACTATAGGAAACAGAACCGATCCTTCCCAATAATTTCCATTCCATTTAAAAACATATTGGTCTCCTTTTTTATCAAAGAATAAAAGATTTTGAAGAGTCATTCTATCTCACGTATTTATTGTTTTTAGAAACTGTATAATTAATATAGTTCTTTATATACTTAGCAGTTTCAAACCAATAGTAAACTACCTTTTCGATACTAGCTAGTATATCCATTCTATTATCATCACCTTGTAATATGGGATTTGAAAGTGTGTTATCAAATATCTTATCCTCATAATCGAAACCAACATTGGATCTAATATCCTCTTGTGATCTTACAAATTCGTACCAACTTTTCTTTTCCATCTTAATTACCTGTTTTTAAAGAACTCTTTAATAATCCATTTACTTTTGCATTATATGTGTAAGGAACAATTGCTCTAATATCTATATTGATAGAGGAAAGTGTTTCCATTCCTGCTCCTAGATCATAGAATATACCATTCCTATCTTCCCATCCTCCTGATATAATTACTACGTCATCCTTACCCATTACTATGTCTCCAAATTCATCAAATCCTATTTCAGGAGAATTTGGATTTTGAGCTTTTGCTGCCTCATTTTCTTCTCCCACAAAATATAAAGATACCGAATCAACACCTTCTATTCCCTCTATAGCAGCTATTAAATCAGATCTAGGTATTTTATCTCTTCTTCTAATGTTAAGGAAATAATCACTAAGGGTATTTGTTATAGTTGTTTTTAGTGTATCGGGATCGTTTCCTTCGAACATAGTTAAAGCTATATTTACCACGTACCTTTTTATAACTGGGTCTAATATCTTAACCTCTGTAGTAACTATTTTTTGTCCACTCTCGTCTAATAATTGATATATTCTATCCCTTTGTGGTTGAGTTAGCTTAAATCTTGAAACAGGAATATCGAAATAAGTCTCGTTGCTTTTTAGTGTTAACTGAATATCTGGAACGAGTATTAAATAGATAATATTATCATCATCAATATATTGATCATCAAATGTTGTAAAAGCTTCTATTATTGAAAACTGTCCAAATTTTTCAAAGAAAGTTATATAATTAGTTGGATTGGCTAAAACAAAACTTCTAGAAGTTTTTGGAGCTATCAATCTAGTTAAATCTACTGATTCTTGATTCGCACCCATTTGAGGTGCAATTGTACAAGAAACTTGTAGAACTTCAGATAATGTAACATTATTTCCAAATAAATCAGTTCCGTCGGAGTCAAAAGCAAATATTGCTTGTGAAGAATCATCAAGTATAAGATTTCCAGAAGTTCCAGAAGATTCCAAATATGTAACCTCTATTACTGATCCGGGAGCTGGTGGTAATCCAAAATCTCTATTTCCAAAAAAGATATCTATACCAGATATAAGTGAGCTTTTTACAAGATATACTAATCCATTTCTAGGGATATCATATAATGAATCATATCTCTTCCATTCTACCCCATTAACCTTAACATAAACTTCAAAATTCTCTATACCAGAAGTACCTCTCGAAGATATATTAAAACTTTGTAAAAAATTTCCACCTCCGGTATACTGATTTACAGCAAGAGTACCTTCCATTATTGAACAAATTAATGATGAAGTTCCATCAAGATTTAGTCTTGTGTATTCCTGCGGGAATTTTAACAAATATGTTTTACCATTGTTTACACATTTTATCTGTGAATTTTTAGGTATAAGTACTGCACTTCCTCCTATAGATTCTATATTTTTTCCATTCCATCTGATAGAAACCTCTCCCTTCGCTGATATATTTCTAGTTGGATTGTGTCCTGCAAGAGTAGCTAAACCATATATGGAAGACTCACGAGTAGCAGTATTTATATTTAATTCAGTTATAGAATCCTCAATAAAGAATAATACAAACTGAGAAAGGTTATCTAATACAAATATTATTTGCCCCCATACAGACGCAACGGTAAATAACTGATTGGACATTCCATATCTTGCCTGAATTAACTCAAAAGTTTGAGATATTAGATCGGATATTTTTGCTCTATTTTTTGATAATAAATCCATTTTTATAATATTTTAATTCCTAATATGGGGTTTCCTTTTATGGCAAAATCTATAACACAAGCATCTCTTGTATCGCCTCTAATAAATCCCACATCAAATTCAACATTAAATGTAGAATATGCCAAGGGGACATAAGTAAATAAATGTAAATCTATAGCTCTAGTTAAAGTGTTCTGATCTACCTCAAGGTCAAATATAAGACCTTCTAGATCTATACCAAAATATGGATCCCCTAGAACCTCTCCAGGGCTTGTCATCATACAATTTTTAATCATACCAATAAGTATTTCTACTTGGTCATCGGTATGTAAAAGTCCCTCTTTGTATCTTGGATCATCAGGATTCCTTGGATAAATTTCAGAATATCTTGCCATCTTGTTCTATATATTCGATCTTATTATACTAGAATTATTTTATAGTCTTTTCACCTTTATTGTTATAGACCCAAAATTCAAAAGAAATTCCTAGACCAAGACATGCTTGTTTTTTCATTTTATTAAGAGAGATGTTTGTTTCGTATGTGTATTTAGATTTAACTTCTATAACCTTACTTTCAGAAAGAATATAAATATCAGGATAATACCTCCTTTTCTTTTCCTCAGAATCCAGATACAATATTCTTCCAGTATATTTTTCAATTTCCTTATTGGATACAATTATATCTTCTTCCATGTATCCGGCGTCAAGTAAGTCCTTTAGAGCAAATCCCTCGTATCCCTGTATTTTTTCTACTCTACCAGAAGGAAAAATAAATATTTTTTTCTTGTATGATGTTTCTAAAGACTTCTCGAAAGATTCAGTATAATGAAAAGCATGTTCCACTCCATACTTCCATAACATTGTTTTTTTAAATTTTTTCTTAAAATCGTGACTTTGTACATACCAATCAGTACCTCTTTTTCTTCTATTAGTTTCTTTAGATTTATTTCTTATCTCCTCTGAACACATACTAGAATTTCCTCCGTATTTTAAATTATTAGTTATCCTAGATTTTTCTTTTACCTCTGGATTATCCAAAGAGTGTTCAAATCCATATTTTTCTTTGTTTGTTTTTCTTTTCTTGTCTTGTGTTTCTTTTAATTTAGTCGGATGCCCTCCATATTTTTCTGAAAATGTATTCTTTACTTTATTTTTAAATTCTTCGGTCTCAGTATAAAAATCTACCCCGTACTTTTTCCTGTTATTATTCCTAATTTTTTCTAAAGCTCCTGGAACTTCCATAGGATTAGTTGTACCGTTATTTTTCATCATAGATCTATCAGTCTTCTCCTTGTTATATTTTTTAACACATAAATTATCCATACACGTCGCATAATAATTAACAGGGTTTGTTGGTTTTAATCCATATCGGTCTATTGAAAACTTTGGTTTTTTTGAAAACATTCTAGGCGAGTCACAATAAGGGCATCTCTCAATTTCATAAAAATTAAACCACACATGATAAAATCTCTGCTGGATAGGAATTTTATCAGATTCGTAAATTAAGTCAAGAAATGATGTAAGCGATTTTAGTTGAGATATAGAATCTTGATCCTTAGGAAGATCCCTCATTATAGTTCCGAAAGCTTTACCGGTCTTAGATCTCCAGTCTTCAATTTTTTGTAATATACACATTGGATATTTTTATTATTATATATCCAAAACCTATTAATTTTTCAATTCCACTGCAAGAAGTATGAAGGTGTATTCTCGTCTTTTATCATTTGTATAATCTCCTGTTTTTCAGTTGACCCTATAGTTTGTATGTTATTATAATTAACTCTAACACCGCCAGGGAGATTATACTCGAATGTACCAAGTAATCTACCAATATTAATTTTTGCCTCTGCTAGACAAAACCTAACAAATAATTCGTCATCATATAGATTTTCTTCTGGAATATCTATGTAACCTCTAATACCAACATCAGTACCAGTAAATAGAGTAGACGAACTTCCTCCGTCTGTCTGATATGTTCTATTTGGATCTCGACCAAGTATAGTAAGACGCTTAGTATTTTTATTATAATTAAAAGCGTAAGTCTCTAATAGATATGCTTTAGCAAGATCAAAGAAAGAATAAAGAACTGTTCTATAAACTAAGTTATCACCAGCAAAAGGCGAAAGCATAAGTTCAGATCCTAATAATTTTGAATCGCCAAAATCTTTATCGGGTGTTCCTATTAACCCTGATCCATTTACTTCTCTAACCTCGTATATAGATCTAACACACGAAGGCATTTGTATTTGTCTAGTTGCTCTAAATGCAGGAGTAGAAAATAATTCCCTCCCTAAAACAAATATTCTGTCCTCTACTGCATATTGGTAGTTATCATAAAAATATGCTCTAGCTCTTTTTATAATCCTTTTTATTTCCTGTTCATTCAGGTTATAAGGCAAAGCACAAGAATGAGATATATCATCTCTTATTTCCTGTATTAGATCTGCTTCGGTCATATCAATTTAATTATTTGATTTGAAGTTTATTCCAGGTATTCCTGAAGGCTTAGAATTATTATCCGAGAATCTAACAGGCTGAGATGGTTGGTCTCCTTCATTTCTATTCGGGAATTGTTTCTTCTTTAAACTTCCTTTTAGTTTCTTATCGTCTTCAGCATCATTAACAACTTCTGTTTCTGGAGAAATACTAGCTAGTTTTCCTATAAATCCTGATCTTATTATACCTCCAAATACCTCACAGTTAATTTCCTTGTCTTTATTATCTATATAGGTGTCGTGTACGGTATTAGTAAAATAAAGATCTGATATCATTACCTTAGATCTGTTTATTTCATTATTTGTTATAAGATCTGATTCTTCTATAGTACAGTCGTTTAATTTACAATTGAATAATCTACAGTTTAATAAATTACCCGCAATCTCACCTTCGAGTATATCATAATCCTTAAGTAGATACGCTCTAGTTGTTTTTATATCTTTAAGCTGGAATTTACCTAATGAACTATCATAGTTTATTATTCCCTCTTTAATATTATTTTCTACTATTAAATCATAAAGAATTTCCCTTATAGTAATAAAGAATGACCTTAATATTTGTGGATCGGATCTAAGATCCACCATTATATTCATGTGTGGATAATTCTTTTGGAAAGTATCAGGATCTATAAATGTTGATGAGTTCTTATAAATCTCGTTTAAGAACATTCTTAACACTTTTAAGTCATTTTCAGTGAATCCGTTATTGAATCTTAATACACCAACAGTATAAGTGATTATATAATCAATTACTTCTTTTACTGCAGTATATCTTTTTTGGTAATCTTTACCTCCTAAATATCTAACCTCAAAATATCCCTCGGGAAGTTTTAGGAAATTAATTCCCATATTTTTTTCTAATGGTACTTCAAATAGATTTTTATCTATAAAAGAGATGTTACTAGGATCAACAAATTTATTAACTGGCAATATTCTTTTAATTGACTTAGCATATAAAGATCCCATTCTTTCAGGAAATCTTTTGTATATGTAATTCTCATCAAATCCAAGAATATATTTAAGTGTATTAATTTGTCCCATAGGAGGAACTTCTGGATAGATTGATGTATCAATACTTACACCAAATTGGAAAGCACATCTCTTATCTGTATATCCATTCTCATCTATCCATTTGAAAGTCTTAATAAGGATTACTATTGCCTCGAAATAAGGAAGAGGACCCGTGACGAATTCAACCATCTTGGATCCTCCTGAGTAATCTGGCTCTAATTTAAAAATATCCTTAGTGGGTTTAAAATTAGAATGATATTTATTAAAAAGTAATACCTTTTTTCCTAATACCTTTCCTAATTCTCTCGCTATATCATTCCTATTTAAGTTACTGTAGAACTCAAATTCAAAACCCAATTTAGAAGAGTAGAAAAAATCATTAGTAAGTAAATTAGCCAATTTTTATTTTTCTATTAATTGTATTTTAAGAGTAGAACTATCTACGCTTAAGATCGAGAAATCAACCGACTGCCCAACCTCATATTCTTTAATAGATCTTACTAATTTCTCCTTTTCGATAAGGCCATTCAATCCATTTTCCATTTTAATGAAAATACCGAAAGTTTTAATTTTAGTAACCTCTCCTTTATATATTTTCAAATTGGTATTTTCCCCTAAAACTTCGGAAGAAGTGTCCTTCATCTCTTGAACATTTTTCATTTTTTCGTTTGGTTGGGAAACTGATAGATTGATTCTTTGAGGATTTTTTATATCAATTACATAGAACTCGACAGTATCTCCTGCTTGATATTTTTCTAATGATGATCTATTGGAATCATCAATAGAGATTATTCCTGTATAGATATCGTTCCATTCAACGAATACACCATTATTGGACAATCCAGTAACTGTACCTTCGTATTTATTAGAAAATGAAAGATTCTGAACTTCTCTGTCGATAATTTTTCTTAAATATTTTTTGAAAGATACGACAAAAATATCTCTTTTTTGGTCATATACCTCGACCATTACCGTTAAATGTCTACCTACGTAGTCTGCAAAGTTCATAATTCTATTTGCTGCAGCAAGACTACCAGGAAGGAAGCACTCTATTCCTGATAGATCAACCATAAATCCTCCGTTACAAACATTCTTAACTTTAACTTTAAATGCACAATCCTCATCTTTAATAGATCTGTGCAATTCGTTTTTAAGTGCTTTCTCATATCCTGCTGAAACTGATCCGTTAAAAGATCCGGAAGAATCTTTATGGATAACTACGTCAATAGATTGGCCTGGATTTATATCTATAGCAGGATATCCAAGCTTCATCATATTTTTTTCTTCTTTCTTTGTATCGATTATAATAGTCTGTCCAAAGGACGTCTCACCTAATGCAATACCTTTATCAGTATCAATAGATGTTATTGTTACTATTTCAGAAGAATTATTCTGTATATCCTTTCCTGTTATTTTTTTACTTTCCTCTGGAAATGTTCCACTATAAATAGCTTCGAGTCTTTCTCTTTCAGCTGTATCATAATCGAAGGAACTAAAATTTTTGTTTTTCATGTTATTTGGGTTTATCTTTGTTTGTAGTATAAAATTGCATTAAAATTTCCAAGAAATTAGTATTTTTTTAGATTAAAAGCTTTTTTAAGTTCAGATTGTAGTTCCGGGATAGGATATACAGGATCTGCGGACCCAAGAAAGAATTTAAATAATCCAGAAACATCTGCTGCACTTCTTAAAAATTCATCTATATAAACAACATAGTATGTATTCTTTAGGCTCATTCTTCTCCATACAGGATGATCATCATTCATTGCTATAGGATTTAATATATTTAAAACGTTTCTTCCTATAAGTACAGCAAGAGGCCAAGGTATCCTAGCTAATAATTCGGAAGAAGCTGTAATTTTTGGTAGAACTATTTTATCTCCGAGTGGTGTTTTTGGTAAGCTTTTAAAGTATATCCAGAACAAACTATAAACTATTCTAGCTGGTGGAGGTGCTCCTAATCCTATTAAAGCCTGTTCTATCATATCCGTTGGTCTTGCAGGAGGAAATACCGGAACTTTTAATATATTCAAAAAAGGCGGTATATCAGGAGATTCTGGACTTATTAAATTAGTAACTAATGTTTTAGATAACTTCTGGATATCATTTGGTTCTAAATTTAAAAACTTAGGGGAGTTTACATCATTAATCTCTGGAAAAGCCGCTTCAAGAGCACCGGCATCTAAAGACTTAATTAAAGCTTCTGCTAGGAAAGATTTTATTTTAGATCCTGGAATAGTAACTTGTATAATACCACCTAATCCTGGTATTTGTGTTAACGAATCTTGCTTTAAAGGGAAAACAGTAGGTAACTCAAAAGCAGCTACCGCATTACCAAATCCTCCATTAAGAGAACCAAGACATGACAGAGGTCCTTTCGGATAAGGAAAATTAGATATCAAAGGTTCCTCCGTATCCAAAGGTCTAACGGGATCAAAAGGACCTATTCTACTTAATCCAAGTTTTTTAGAAACTAATTTCTTTAGATCTTTAACTCTTATAACTAGTATAGGATTTTCTCCCTCGTATCTAACATACCTAGAGAAATCTTCCGGCGTATATTCTATCTTGGATAATCCTTCCATTATCCTTATCTTTATTGCCTCTATTATAGGATTTCTCTTCTTTAAGAATTTAAGAGCTTTTGGTGCTGAGTTTGTTATTTTTATTTCTGGAAATTTAAAAACTCCTTCATATTCACTATTTTCAATAGGTGAAAAAGCACCCTCCCTTACTTTCTTTATTACTGAAAATTTATTTCCCCAAAGGATAACTTTAGTTATTACAAGGGATACACCTCTTATTTGTTTTACTAAATCACTAAATTCATCATCAGTCATAAGTCTAGGATCTTTATCCTTCCTCATGAATATCTTACTAGAATTAGAAACCTCAAAATTTTGTACTAAATATTTAGGAGGACAAACTATACGCATTAGTTTTAGTACCTCCCTCATCTCATCCTTGAAGTTTATAAAATCCGGACAATCAATAGGAACTAGACTTGCCCGCATCTCTTTTAATATTCTAAGAGATTTTATTATACCAGGGATGTCTATTTTTAATTTGTCCTTATCCTTAGGAAAATATATTGACTTAGGATCAGGTATACTATCATTAAGATAATTTTTAATTAAAACCTTTAAAGAATCTTTTCTTTGTTTAACAATCTCCTTTAATGCAGCAGTCTCCTCAGAAATATCAGGCTTAGGTTCATCGAGCAAAGCACTTTTCTTTTTATGCTCTTTCTCTTTATCCCTTATCCTTTTCTTAAGATCCCTTTCTTTTGCTTGTAAATCTCTAAGGGCTTGTGTATTTCCTGGAGGAGGAACACTGTCAAATATTTTTGTAATGTTAGCTTTAATATCATTTAAAACCCTATCAGATGAATCCAAATTATCTAGTCCAAATCCCGGGAGTGGTATCAACTTATCCGGAATACCAAATGATATTGCTTGTTTTATTTTTTCCATTGGATCCTTTACTACAGGATCGGATTTTCTTGGTATAAATCTAGGACCTCTGATACCAGTTAAAAATAAAGAACTACCTGTTATGAATTCCTTTATATAAACCAGAGGAGTAGGCATAAATCCACCAATAAAAGGAATAAAAATAACCAGAATACCCAGGTTAAAAGGAAGAGGTATAAGTATTGGAGGAACTATAGTCCAAATCATAGGAAGGGGTATTCTTATGTAAGGATTACCGTCTATAGGATTAGGAAAAGGTATAGGTATAAATGCTGGAGGTAAATATCCCACTGGCCAATATTTAAGACCCAATCTAACACTAGGTCCCTGGGCTAAAAAATACTTAGGATCTTCTATAGGGGGTAAACCATTTGGATAAGGTAAAAGGCCAACCTTAGTAATATCTTTACAAAACTGCTTCCACCAACATCTCTGAAACATGGTTGGACAATCTGAACTAGGTGGGGAAGACATAAGATAATTACCATTTTCAAAATCTGAACCCGCTTCACCACAACAAACAGGAGGACAATTTTCTTTGTCATCTTCAGCTGGTGGAGAATCTGCCCCTGCACATTTTATGTCAGAGAATCTTTTACCTACGTTATCGGGACTTAAAGATTCATTTATCTCATCTATTTTTTGAGCAGACAAAAGCATTATTTCTTTTATCTGTTCATATTTCTTTTTTATATCAAAATAATTTTCCGTTATTCTAATACCTATTACATCTGAAGCAGGTAAAGTTTTCGCTAGACCCTCTCCTGCTTTTCTAGCCTGTGTTTTAAGATTTTCTAAAGCTGGCTTTATATAGGAATTCTTATTTTCTAAATATTTAGAGTTCCATTTAGTTTTAAAGTTACTGTAGAAATCTGTAAAAACTGGCGTTGGTTCTCCACCATCAGTAAAACCCGCAGGTCTTGCTTTGGAAGGATCCCTAGCATCGTTATCTCCTCTTTCTTCTGCAGTAAAAAATAGCCAATTGGATGAGGATTTTTCTATAAGGTTTCCATAGAGTATTCCTCTGTCCTCTACTATTTTAGCTATTATGCTTTCTTTAGAATCATTTGTGTTTATTATCTTTTCTATGAAATCATAAAACTTAGCAACATCAGGAAATCCTGTTTTTATATTCTTTATCTTTATGAATTGATAGCTCTTTAAATATTCAGGAAAATAATCATTTAACAATCCACCATTATCAGCATGCTCGTTTCCTATTTTTATCTTTTGTTCGTCAGGCTCGTTTACTTCCGACAGAGGTTCAGAGCTAGCTCCTGTAAAACTTATCTTAGACGGTTTCTTTGTTTTCTTGTAAGGAAGAGGAGATCCATAGTCAGTAACAAAAGATAATTCAAATTGAAGCTCGCTTAATGGCTTATCGAATTTAGTTTTATATCTTACCGAAAAATCCTCTAAAGCTTTTAAGAAATCGTATCCGTATGAATCATATGTATATGATGTTCCAGTTAAAGCTAATTCTAATGGGCTTTTAAAAACCCTTGCATTTATATCTAAACTTGCATTACCCTGACCATAAACATCAGAAGTAGCCGTGCTAGAAGGAATAAAAGATTTTTCAACATCCTCTATAGAAACAGGAACTCCTTTTTTCTGAGATAATAAAGCTATCGCTGCATCTAATAGATCCTGTGTTTCTTGTATTTTATTCTCTATAATAGATATGAAATTACCTTCAATCATTATAGATCTTATATCTTCTACATTTTCCTTAAATTTAGTAATACCCTCAGTAACTGGCCAAGATTGTGATTGATCGTTATATATTATAGGGGATAATCCAGCATCTATTTGATTGTTAAAAAGTATTTCAAGATCACCATCGCTTAATTCCGTATCATAAACATCCAAGAGAAAAAGATTCTCAGTAAATATATTATTGTTATTAAGGAATACAGTCTTATCGTTATTATAATTTTGTATTTGATTTATTAACTCCTTTTGATAGATTAAAATTTGATCGTTATAAGTTAATATTGATATACCTATTTGAAAATCAGATGGATCACCTCCTTCGTTGACAGGTACTCTTGATATCCAATTATCATATAAGGATTTTTGATACTCGTATACTGCTTCATAATGATAAAGTATCTCTTCGAGATTTCTCTCTATCATCTGCCATCTCGCCAATAGCTTTACATCATCTTCTAATTTTTTACCCTTCTCTAAGGCAGAATTAACACAAGCATCTATAGCATCTACATCAACAGTTGGAGGCTCAGGATTATTTACTTCCTCTCTTTTAAATTCATAAACGGGAGGATCGCAAAATTCATCTATAACATCATCAAAACTAGATTTAGTTAAAATAGGATCTCCTGTTATAGGATCTTCGGGTATTCCTGGCAGACAGTCGTCGTCTATTATTGGATCGTCTCCGTCCGGGTAAAAATTAGCATCAAATCCATCTATTCTTTCGGATTGTGTATTTTCATCAATATCCTTAAAATCACAAGGATTTGAATTTTTATTCTGGTCCTTTAATAGGCTATTTATTTTCTTTAAAGCACCATCTAAATTTATCTCGTCCCCTCCGATCTTAACATGTACTATCTGAGTTTTATTCATTATGAATTCTAAAGGGATTTCAAATCCCAATATTTTCATCTTTCTTTTTTTTCTAGATCCTGAATTAGATGGTTTTCCTAATAAAAGCGGATCCAGATTATCAAATATTTTTTCGTTTATTTTTTGTAAAAAATCCGGTTTTTTTCTCTTTAAATATTTAGTAATTCCTTCAGATGGTATTTTTTTAGAAAATCCTAAATCTCTACCACCCGAAATTTTTACACCAAGATCATTTTCTGAAATAGGAGAGTTATTTTTATATTCATCAGACTTTAAAAGATCGTTATATAATTTAGAATCTTCTCTTTTTAAGGATTCCATTAATATTCTACTATATAAATCGTCCCCCTCGTGTTTACAAGCAAGATCCTCTATTTCTTTAATAGGTATAGGAAGAGGTTGTGGCTTTAAACTTTGTATTATAGAATCAACCTCCTTTTGGCTTTTTTCTAATTCTTTATCAAATCCCTCTTTTGATTGTAAATCTTCGTATGGTATGTTAAAATCCTGCCCTCCTGATATTATACTTAATATCTCCTCAGTGGACATTTTTGAAAAATCCTTTCCTAATAAATCATCTATTCTAGATCCTATATCTTCCGCCATATTACACTCCTATTATTCCGCTAGTACCGGAAGTACCACTAGTTCCAGATGTTCCAGCTGTACCAGCAGTTCCTGTATTAGGTATACCTATAGGAGAATTTGCGTCAAGAGGTACTGCTGGAAATTCTGGTGCATTCTCCCTAGTAACTCTTACCGTTTGACTTGTAGCTAATTGTTCAAAGCTAGATGCTAGGGTGGAATTAACCCCGGGGGTTGCCGGCATTTTACTATCTATTGATATAGCTAATTTTTTTAGAAAATCCCATAGTGGCTCTGCGCAAACTGCAGAAAACAAAGGAGAGTGTCCAAGATTAGTAGTTTTACCATCCATCCAAACTTCCTCTGAACTGTGCTTTATTCTTGTTACTGCAGTGTTCTCTATTTCCTGATCTGCATACTTAGTTATTTTTCCTCCTTTTAATTCTATCGAAGCTGTATCATCCGCATGAGTTATTAGTATAGAGTTATCATTTCTTATAATAATCTTAGATTCCTTTAAATCTATTACTAGTCCTTTCTCTACTGTATAATACATTTTAAGCCTCTCTATACCGTCGTATATTAAAGAATGAGCACCATCATAACTATTCCTGATCTCATCTATTAAGTCAGGTGATAACTCCTGTACAGCTTTATATTCAGGACTATAGTAGTTGCCATTATTAAATTGGACATGTACAACAGATCCAAGTTTAGGAACAGATATTCTTCCAGATCCTCCTCCTAGACCGTAGCTCTGCTCTAATCTTTGGTAAGACCAAGGAAGCTCAGTATCAGCCAAATCATCAAAAATCCCAAAAATTCTAACCTTGGCTCTTCCCTTGAATTCAGGATCCTTATTGTCTACTACAACACCAAGATAGTGTGATATCTCCGTATTAGGCTTTTCTAATTTATTTCTGTCTATTAATCCCATTTGTAATTATACCTAAATATTACTAATTGTTTTCATTTTTTGAACCAGGATATACTCTTCCTATATTAGCTACATTAATAGGTCTGTTCGAAATATTGTATTGATCATCATTTATAGATTCGTAATTTCTTCCTGGAGTCCCTAAATCTCTTCCTGGTACATTTCTATAAACATCCTCATTCAAAGAGCTATTCATTCTTATAGAATCCTCATAAGCAGTATCATTAACACTAGGGTAAACATTCTTTGATTCTTTGTATACTTCGCCTAAGGATTCATCTTTTAATTCTATATTTTCCTTATAGACCTTTTCATTTACCTCTGGATACTTATTTGTTGTATCCGGGTAAACGTCCCCGATATTTTCGTTTAAAGTGGAAACCTGCGGATCCTCGTATTCCTTCTCACTTATATTACCATAATTGCTACTAGCATCTGGATAAACCTTACCTATGTCGTTTGTTTCTATTGATTGTGAATCAGGATAAACATCCTCGTTTACAGGAGGATATTGTCTATTAGGTAATCCTAGATCAGCTCCCGGGTTAGTTGGATAAGCATCATCATTAGGTTCAGGATATACTCTATTAGGTACTCCTAGACTAGATCCAGGAACATCGTTGTATTCATCTCCGTTTGCTACAGGATATTGTCTATTAGGTAATCCTGAGTCTGGTCCAGGATTTGTGAGATAAACGTCTCCTTTTACTAATGGATAAACCCTACCAGGAACTCCTGAATCAGATCCAGGTACATTCTTATATTCATCACCCCCTGGCTTAGGATATTGCCTATCTGGTAATCCTAAATCAGATCCTGGATTATTTGCATAAACATCACCACTAGCTGTACCAGGAGTACCAGGAGTACCGCTGTAAGCAGTACCTAGATTTTGTTGGGATGCACCAGGCACTCCTTTATATTCATCAACATCCTCACTAATTTCCGGATATTGTCTTTGTCCAGGACCTCCTAATCCTTGAGCTTGTGGACCATTATCTTCAAAAGGATTGGGTATTCCTGCTTTTAAAGTATTAACTAGGGATTGTGCACTTCTTGCTGCTGCTCCTGGATTTAATCCCCCTAATCCATAAATATTACCTAGTAAAGCTCCTTGCAATACCTGTACTCCTTGATCCTTAAGATCAGCAACACTATTTGTTATAAAATTAGAAGCCATCTGAGCAAAATATTCTGCTGGATTTGGTTCACTTGAAAAATCAACAGATGCTATACCCGATGATTTGTCATAATCATAATTAACATAATTACCTCCTGTACCCCCTGCTAAAGAGCCCCAAACATCAGCTAGGACCATAGATTTTATATTATCGTCCTTTTGCATTATATCAGCTAGGGAATTAAATTGTATTTTATAATCTTTAACCCTACCTACGTGTATTTTAAACTTATTTGTAACTGCGGATCCCCCTTTATTGTCTATCGTGGCAAAAGATGGGTAGGATTCATCAAAATCAAATTCACATTGATCAAACTGATAAAGAAAAGCATATGGACCTAACTCGTAAGATCCGTATTGGTCTTCGTCCTGGTTTGTAGATTTCTGTAATAATCCAGCAGCATTATCCAATAATCCAGTTTGTGTATTGAAGCTATCTAGAAAATTAGCACCTTGGGCTACTGATGGTATAGAGAAAGGATTTAATACATCGTTTATCCCGTATGATAATTGTACATTTCTAATCTCAGATACTACTAACCACATTCTAAATTTTCTAAGATTCTCAGGGAGCATTACTCTATGATAGGTATAATCATATATTGCTTTTCTATATAGCTCCGCTAATGCAAATATCCTCATATCAATAGACTCCAGACATTCTATATTTAAAGTACCCATTCTTTGAGGCTTTCCCCCAGGTTTATGTAAATTCTTTATATCAACTTTTAATAGCTGATCTAGACCGCTTATAGATTGGAAATAATAGGGACATTTTTCGTTTATGAATCTTAATCCCTTTTTAAATGCCTCCAGCATTTCTTTTCTTTTAGTAGATCTTTGAGCTAAGAAATTCTGAGCTCCCATGTATCCTACTCCCCCGCCATTTATATTAAAAAATCCTTGCTCGGCTCTAGAATTTATTCTGGATTTACTTCCATAGAAAAAATCAGTAGTAGTTGAGAAGTTAAAGTTTGAAGCATCAACTCCAGCATTCTTTATTGCATCAGCTTGTTGTTGAGCAGATCCACCTGCCTGAAAATTTGCAGATGCTAAAGAAGAAGCCGATTCTGTATCCTCTGCAGATGCAGATTTAAAAAGTGGAGAGGGTGCAAGAAAAGTCTCTGGATCCATCTCCGAACTCTCCGCAAAATCGAAAATAAATCTAAAATGTAAATAAGTAGGATCCTCTTTTTTACCATATTTCGTAGATGATATACCCTTTAACCAAGTTTCCCTCTTCGAGTCTATTTTTCTTTTAAGTGCCTTGCCATTAGGAAGAACCTTGTCTCCTAATGATCCTCCGAAATCCGATAAAAAATCTGCCATATCTTTTAAGTATTATATATGTCGCTTTTAAGCCTTTGTGTGTTTTCTTGAACATTAAACGAAACATTTTTAGCTAAATCATTAAAGTCAGCATCAAATATCTTAGGATCTAGAGATACAGGCTCTGATGCAAGACCAGGATTAAGTGCCCATTGTTTTTTTCCTAATATCATCGACTGATATATTCCCGTTCCATCATACTCTATATTAAATCCAAGAACTACATAATTACCAGAAAGAAAAGCATTTATATTTCTTTTATCCGCTGAATTAGAAAGTGTAGATTTTTCACCTGCAACAGGGTTATAACTAGATGCTGAAGCGTCTGTCGTACTACCCTCTGAAAATATAGCTACCGGTAAATTTTGTCCTCTATACAGGAAAGGAGTCCATGCTCTGTTTTTAACCTTAAGTATTATTTTATATGAATCGTTTCTATTTAAAATATTTTGAGCAGATGCCTGTTGAAAATTTTCATGAACATTGTCAAAATAAATCGTTCCTACATAAGTCTTCTTTATTTCCTCTTTATAAATATCTTCACCTAGTCTTCCTTTGTTTATTGTGTCCCTAGATCCCAAATTTTTATTAGTAACCGATTCTATATCATATTCAACAAACTTATTCTTAGGCTTATCTGAAACAAGCTTACTGTCATAAAATTGTATTTTTTGAAAATATCCAAGATCCTTATTTATGCTACCTGCATTTTGCTCTATAGACATATCAGTAATAAACATAGGAGACTTACTAAACTGTGTAGAATTAGTTAAGATAAGGGGAAATTCAATCTCAAACGTCTCAGGCGCTCCTCCTCCCGGAAAAATGTCACCAAAGGAGTCAGCACCATATGCTACTCTCATATTTTCCAGCTTAGGATTTACATCATCAAATTGTTTTTTTAGATTTACTAAATTTATATTATAATATTGGTCTATCCAACAATCGAAATAATCCTCCTCACCTAGCCAAGAATTATTTACTATATCTCTTATTAAAGTTTGATAATCTAGGTTAGGAGATAACCAATTCATCGTATCTTTAGTTTTGGTCTCATTAGAGGCATATCCTAGATTTAGATCTTCTGCTATTTTTAATAAGGCATCAGAGCTATTTCCATTAAAGCTTTTACAAATGTGCTTATATAACTTAGGTATTCTAACCTCAGCCATGATAGTATAACTTTGAAATTTACCTGTGGATGGAGTATAATCAGTATAAGGACCTCCGTTAAAAGGTGAGATCACCTCATTGATAATAAAATCCATTCTTATTGGCTTAAACATTTCGCCTAAAGGTCTTATGTATATTGATACTATATCACCGTCCTTAGGATAAGATGTTGATATAAATCTTTCATCCATAGTTGAAAATCTAAAAACAAGTTTAGGCTTAAATCCAGTAAGATCTAATTTAAAATATTCTATCCCTTCTATTATTTCGGTGTTTATTCTGATTAAAGGCTCAGCTTTACCAAAATATTTTTTCTGGACATTCCCTGATTTCTGGTCATTTAATTGTAAATCCCCAGCTTGACTTGATGTATCAATCACACTAAGCTCGTCCAGAAATATATCAGGATTTCTGTACTGTAATATAGCTTTCCTTATATTTATTTCTGCTGGCATCTATTATCTTTTAAAAATGTTTTTCTGTGCTAATTTTGTTTTTATATCAGTTACTGATACATTCTTCTTGGATCTACTTTTACATTGACCTATATCTGGACCAAATATTAATCTTCCCTCGGTAACAAGAATTTGTTGTTGTCCTTCTTGTAATAAATTAGGAGGCAGTGGACTTCCAGCTAAATTGGAAACGTTCTTAGAATTAAGATATTCCAATCTATCTTTACTAACCTGAGATATTTTATCCTGTAATTCTTTCCTAAATGATCTTGCTTTTTGTTTCTGTGTTGTGATGGATCTACCACTTTGAAATAAATCGTTTACCATTTGATCCCCCGGAATTAATAGTATTTCACCGGTATCCAAACTTAATGGATTTGATATATTATTAAGCTTAAGCATTGTTCCTAATCTAGAATAATCACCTAAGTATTGCATAGATACTAAATCAGGTCTCATTTTTGTTTCGTCGGTAACAAAAGCTATTGCTTTTATGGAATATTGTACATTTCTAACAGACCATGAAGGAGATACTAGATCCAGATATCTCTCCTCAGTATTAGGATTAGTAAAAAATGGCTTATCGTTTATAATATCTATAGTTAGCATAATGATTAATTTTTATTGACCCGGAGCGGTAGCATTAGTTTCTACTCCAGTAAGGGGGTCTACATTTTCTCTGACTATCTGATAAATATCCTTACCATCAGTATCATTAGGATAATTACCCTGTGTATTAACCCAAGCTTTAGTACTTTCTTTACTAGCAACAAGCTGACCTAAGTATAATCTTCCGTTACCTCTATTAAACATTGATTCCCAATCCCCTCTATGTCTTTGTCTTCCTGGCATAAGCTGAACACTAACTGTCATTTCGGTGGGAAAATCATCGGGACCTAATTCGTCATTAAAACTAATTTTAACATTATTACAAACAAGGTTCCCCATCATAGCTATAGGGTTTAGTGGATTACCAACAGTTAGGTGCCATTCCCCTGTAGGATATCCACTAAGCATAAGTGGGCTATAATATATTTTTTTAAGGAAAGCTTCGGAAAGCATCACCGCTATAGATTTAGAAAGCTGTGAATTTGCAAAGTCCGGCATTTTTCCGGTATTTATAAACTGATTAACCTCCGTATAAATTTTAGAAGCCGCACTGCTAGCTTCTGTTTCTGATGCTTTAATTCTATCGACGTTACCCGCGGAAAGCATTTTACCAACCACTTCTCTTATATAATTTACTGGATCAGTTATAGATTTTACATATCCTGCGGGTCCTCCAGGGAATCCCATACCTACCGCTGTTTGTTGTATTCTTATCTCAGGGGTTAAAAATTGTCCATAATCAGAACCTACAGACAAAACATTTGTCATAAGATCTAAAAATAATAGCTTAGAATTTACTTCTCCTGCAGAGCTAAGTGTATAATGAAAATTTAAAGTGAAAGCGTTTGTTCCTCCGCTAAAACCTTGCTGTCTAACTGCTACTTGATTCACAGTATTTAGGTTAACAAATATCTTCTTCGATAAAGGCCCTTCGGCGGTTACTGCTTCGTCCAAAAGAGCCCTTTGTAATCTATTTATATTTTTTTCTGGAGCAATTAAAGTACCGATTAGCTTGTCAGTAGCCTCTATATCAGCATCAGCTATACCGCTATTTCCACTGCTTATAATAGATTTTATTAAATCCCCGTAAGGTGTATTCATAAGTCCAGGATCTCCAGTTTGTTCATTTTTCATTGGCTCTTGAGTTTGTAAACTGAAATTTAATCCCGTGTCTATACCTAATATAGTGTTAAGTGTATTCCCCGTATCCCCTCCAAAAAAAGTAACCAGCTGTGCAACGGGTAATGATGTATTATATTCAGCATTTAAATCCTGCATTTTACCCAAGCCTTGTATAGCTTCAGTTGGTTCATTATATTCTGCTACTTTATTGTATACATTAGTACCACCTGTTGCGCTAAAATCACCTATTTTATCATTAGCAAGAACTCTAAGAGAATCTAAAGTAGGATGAGCAAATCTTCTAAGAGTAACCATTCTGTTGTTTGGAAGAACCCCATAATATTTACAAAAAATAAAATCTTTAACGTTGTATATTTGCCCTCTATAAGGACTATTAGGATTTAAATAGTTAGGAATCTTACTTCCCCCATTAACAACATCTATTATTTGTTTTGCAGTGGGATTTCTAGATGCTTTAGGGGTTATTTTTTCTAACCCTGCCGTTAATTCAGATTTATGATATTTAACTCTATCTTTAGATCCACCTAAAACATAATATGCAAAAAGTCCTCTATAAACACCATCGGAAGTAGCTGCATCGTAAAATAAACTCTTAGGTAAATACTTTAACTCGGAAAGCTCATATGTAGCAAATGCTTTATCACTAGGAAAAGCAAATATACCTTTGGTGTTATAATACTGTACATCAGAATTGATTTCTCCCGCAGGAAGTAGTCCGTCTATTGTATTAATATTACCAGGCTTAGATAATATATAATTAGGTTGTTCCCCGTTTGCCATATAGTATATACCTACTTTTTTATTCCTCTATTAAAACAATATCACAAAAATCGTAATCTAAAATTTCTATGATTTTATGTTTCAAAAGGTCAATAAAAGGATCGGTAGGACTATCGTAGATTATAACTAATTTATGTCCAGTAGAAACTTTTGTTTTTGAACTAGTTATTTTTTTATGAAGCCATTCTTCAAAAATATACTGTCTTATAGAGTTCATTGAGGATGGTGTAAGATTATTATTCTTAAACCACAGATTAACGTCTATCGCATGAAAATTTTCACAAGACTCCTGGTTAAAGGCTTTTAGCTTATCCGCTTTAAGAATTATAAAAGATTTATTTGACACTATAAATCAATTATCTTTTTTTCTATTTCTCTGCTCAGTCAAATTTCTAAGCCTGATTAGGTTACCCATAACCTTAGCTCTTTCTTTAGACCCATCATTAGTCTCGTTTTTCTTTCCAAGAAGACCCATCTGTTTAGCTGCTTTTCTTCTTTCTTTTCTATTCGGTAGATTCATTTTCTTCTTCTTTACTGTTAAAAATATCTTTAAAAGTTTTTATAAATAGTGTGCTAACTAAAGAGTCTTCTAGGTTTAAAGCATCATCCACTGAAACTAGTTCAAATTTTGTGTCCTTCTCTGATTTAGATCCGTCAGTCTTTTTTTCTTCAGAAACTAATCCCGTAATATTTACAGCAAAGCAAGGATTAGAATTAATAACCATTTTTGATGTGTATAGACTTCCTAAGAAATCCCATCTTTTAAGATCTTCAACTAGAAATCCGGATTCCTCCTCCATCTCTCTAACTGCTGTTTGATATATGTTGGAATCTTTATCGTCTTGAGATCCTGTTATTAATGTTTTAGACATTCCTCCGGGTCTTTGATCTAGAACCTCGGATATTATCCCGATCTTAACTGGAAATCCCTCTTCGTTTAGAGTATATGGCATTATAATAACACCTGGATTTATCTGACGAATGAATAAATGACCATCTATGTCTACGACCTCTCTATTCTTCGTTTTTTGTATTACCGTTTGTTCCGCTTTTTCGTAAAGTTCCATTCGATTTATATATATCTTTTATATTTATCCTTAGACTCTCTTTTATTAATTCTATGTCTAGATCTCTAACAACAAATTCTATAATTTCCTCCTCAGCATCTTCAAAAGAAGTAGTTAGAACATTATAAAGATTCTTTGTAGGTAGATTTAGCTTAAGATTAATACCAACCTCAACCCAATTGGGTTTTTGTTTTTGTAACAGAGATACTATTGGATTTTCTAAATTAGGAACCTTAGCCTTAGATTCAGAAAGCATTACATTTCTAACTGGAAGATTATTATAGGATACTGGCTCATTGTGTACTATGGATGACGAATCTATTTGCATCATGTACTCATTCAATATTGAATAATTTATTCTAGTGCCTCCTTTAAAGTTTATCCATAATATACCACTGGTAGGATCTTTAAAAACACTTTCATATTCACAAACGGTTCCAGTATTATCACCCTTAGTCCATTTATAGAGGAAAGGTTTAAGCTCTCTATCGAGGATCTCAACATCTATTTCTTCTATGTTTTCCATATTATTTTTTTTTATTTTTAATATTCTTTTTAGGAGATTCCACATCTTCCAGCATTTTAATTATTTCGTATCCATCCCTTTTAAGAGATGGTATCCATCCTGTTAAGTCTTTTTCTATAATCCAAACATCCTGGTATTTTTTACTACCGAAGCTATTTATTATAAGTATATTGTCCATATAGGAAGTTTTGTGCTTGGTTATTTCTAAGTAATATTTACTATTCTGCTTATAAATAACCATTTTATAACCCTTCTCTATAGTCATAACATAATTTATATTCTACCTATCCTAAATAATTTCAAAATTAAACAGTTTTATAAGCTGGATATAATTCTTCCAATTGCTCAGGACTTATTAAATCTAATATTTCTTGTCTATTTTCATTAAAAAATTCCCATGTTGTTGCGTCACTAGGAAAAACATCAAGGCTCTCGCTTATGTCCCTAGTTAATATACCAACTCCCCAATCAGTATCCACAGTAACTAACTTAAGATCGTTTCTATATAGCCTAAGCTTTATTAACGAAAGATATACAGTCCCGTTCCACTCACCGTTGGCAGGAGCAGAAAAAACAGGGGACTCCGCCGCGTGATATTTAGTAGGCGGATTACAATCATGAAGAACTATAGTACCTCCCTCTGATAGATGTCTCAAAGAATTTTCAATATCCTTATCGACTTGAAAATCTAAATGCAAGCCATCAATAAAAATTATATCGAATTTCTGATCAGTATCTATACTATCAAAAAAAGAATCGGAAGTCATTATATGTGTGGTGTGGTCTGAAACTGGACTAGGATCTACGCCTATTTTATTTTCGCAACATATCTCCTTGAAACATTTTCCGTCCCTTACCCCAATTTCTAGATAATTCTTATATCCCTTGTTTTCTATTATTGTATTAATTATCTCCCACCTTTTCATATCGATATTTTTATAAATTCCATTTTTCTTTAAAAATAGGATAAGATCCGCTAGTCATTTTATACATTAGATCGTAATCCTTAACCACTCTTTCTGTTGTCTTTCCTATGTTATTATCGTGATGCTCTACTATAGATTTTGTAACCAGAGCATGTCTCACTCCATTAGCGATTATCTCCATAGCATAATCATTATCACAAAACCAATGACTAAATCTTTCGTCAAGATCCCCTATTATATTATAGATTTCTCTCTTATGAACTATACACCATCCAGATATTTGCTTTCTTATATCATACCCCTCTATCAACCCAGTATCTTGATTTATTCCATAAAGAGGTTGTGTCATTGGACATAAAGGCGAAAAGGACATGAAATTTGGTAACTGTTCTGAAGCTTCCAATATATTGGTAAACCAATTTCTT